AGATACAGCTCACGGCGACCCCGATCGGCACGGTGGCGACCAGAACCATCGCGCAATTCGGGCAAGGCTTGGCGCTCGGCACGCCCCCGGCGGTCGGCACCGACACGGCGTTTGGCGCATTGATCTGCAACGCCAACGCTGCCGTTCCGGTAGCGCCATTTTATGGCGTTGGCGCACAGATCATCGGAGCGGACAACGTACAGACTAGTTTAGAATTAACGTCATTTTCTAGCGCGGTTGGGACAACCAATCGCGTCCTTCTTCGGCACGCGAACGGCACGGGCGCGGCACCGACCGCAACGCTCCAAGGCTACAATTTGGGGGCGATCAGTGGCGGCGGCTACGGTGCAACAGCCTGGGGGCCAGCCAGGGCAACGATACAGTTTATCGCCACTGAAAACTGGACCGATACCGCGCAGGGCGGACTTACTCAGTTCTGGACAACCCCCACCGGCACCGTTGCTGCGGCCTTACAAGCGGTCCTGTCGCAGGGTCTGACACTCGGCATAGCGTCTGCGACGTTAGGCGCGGACAACGGGCGCGGCTCGCTGATCGCCAACCTCAACCCGACCGCAACCCCGCCCGCGACCGCGCTTGCAGCCGGTAATACGGGCGTGCAGATCGTCGGGGTAGACGGGCAGCCTGCTGCGTTGGACATCATCGCCGCAGCGGGCATACCGCAGACAATTTTGCGCCGTTCTTCCGGCTCGATCGCCAGCCCGACACAGACGAACAACAGTGATGCTCTCGGTGCCTACTCGGTGCGCGGTTACGGTGCCTCGGCATGGTCAGGGACAACCGGCACTCTCCAATTTACTGCAACCGAAACTTGGACAAACGCGAACCACGGCACGCAGGCGCAGATTTTCACCACGCCGAACGGCGGCGGCGGGGTTACGGCTAATCTGACGCTCGACGGCAGCGGCAATCTGACGATCGTCGGCGGCACCGCGACCAAGGCGGGCGGCGGCTCCTGGGTCGCGCCCTCCGACCCGCGCCTGAAGCACCCGGATGTGCGCCCCTACCATGAGGGTCTCGACGCGATCCTGGCGCTCGATCCCATTGTCTACCGCTACAGCGGCCGCGGTGGTCTTCGCGATGACGGGCGCGAGTATGTCGGCCTCGATGCCGATGCGGTGGCCGACGTGTTCCCCTCGCTGGTCGGCGAGATGGAATATCAGCCCATCGAGCGTGACGAGGATGGCGAGATCGTCGAGCTGGGCGAGGTCGAGACCTACCGCACGATCGACAGCTCCGAGCTGATCTACTGCCTCATCAACGCCGTGAAAGAGCTGCACGCAAAGCTGCAAGGGAGTGTGCATTAAATGCAAGCGACACCGCCTAACCCGACCGATCGCCTTTCGGCTTCGCTCGAAGCGCAGCAGTGGAACCAGGTCCTGGCCCTGTTGCAGGAAGGCCCTTACCGCGTTGTCGGCCCGATCCTGCAGTCCTTGCTGGAGCAGCTCAACGCGCCGCGGCCGTCCGACAACGTCTTCTCGATGGAGGCCAGCTGATGGCGATCGATCCCGAAACCGTCATCTTGATGTCGACCTATCGTGTCGGTTTTGCGCCGCCTAAAAAGGACAGCCTGACCGCCGGTGAACTCTACATCCAGGTGGCGACCCCTGAGGGCGGGGCGCCCTGGCTCTGGGTGGGCGCGATGGATGACGCAACTCCCACTCTGTTGATCCCCTCGACTGCCGACATGGCGCCTATCAATCTGGACGTGCCCTATGTCAGCCAGGAAGGGGTCGCCTTGGCTTGCACGATGGGCAACTGGGCCGGCGACCCGGATACCTACGGCTATCAGTGGCAGCTCGATGGCGTGGATGCCGGCAGCGACAGCGAGACCTACACGATCACCGTGCCTGACGATGTCGGCAAGACCGCCACCTGCACCGTGTCGGCGGCCAACGAGGCCGGTACGACGGTGGCGCCGCCGTCGAACCCTGTCGTTATCGCCGACCCGGCACTTTGAGGGAGAGTTTTCCATGCGCCGTGGCAGACCGCCTCTCGGGACCAGCCGGGCTGGTCCTCGGAAAGAGCCTGACGATGATCCCCGCGGGGAGTTCGAGACAGAAGCTGATCTCGACCAGGACGAGCTGGAGGACGAGCTGGAAGCTGAGCCGCAAGCCGGGACCCAGGCCGCGCCTGAGCAGCTCATCACCACCTTCACCCCGCCGCACACGATCCCGGTTTTCCGGGTTCTGAAGCAGGCATATCGGGAGTATCTCGCCAGCGGCAACGCCGCCAACATCAACGTCACGACGCCGCCGACCACGGCCCACACCGCTACTCTGGCGATTTCCGGGACCGTCGAGATCGACTCGGCGGCGGGCGCACCGATGCCGCCCACGGTGAGTGTCAGCCTGACCCAAAGCAGCACCGTCAAGGGCACTCAGGCCGCCGCGGTAGACCCGGTCACCGGCGCCTACACCACCACCTTCCCGGCCAACACGCTCGCCGCTGGGACCGCGACCGCGACGGTTTCCTCCGTCACCCCGGTCGAGACCACGACGACCCCGGCCTTCACCCTCACTTGAGGACAAGCCCTGATGAGTGACCAGCCTGAACCTCTGCCGCATATCCCGGAGCCGGTTGATAACCCGCCTTACGTGCCGCCGCCTACGCCCGGCGGGCCGGATGACCCACAACAGGAGCCAACAAAGGAGTGACCCCTGACGTAGCTCGGTATGAGGCTGTCCTTAAGCGGCTCATCGCGGTTTCTGACGCCGAAACTTCGATGCTTGCCTTCACCAGGCTGATGATGCCCAGCCCGCGTTGGCCGAACGATCCCGATCACTCGCGCTACGAGGTGCAGCGGTTTCACGAAGTGATCTGCGCCGCGCTGGAGGAACTGGAGGCCGGCCGCATCAAGCGGCTGATTATCAACCTGCCGCCGCGCCACGGCAAAACCCAGCTCGCCAGCAAGATGTTCACCGCCTGGTTTGCCGGGAAGCACCCTGATCTCAGCGTCATCTTCGGCACTTACAACGAGAAGTTCAGCCAGGACATCGGCCGCGCGGTGCGCGACATCATGCTGTCGCCGCCTTACGCGCAGGTCTTCCCCGGCACCGAGCTGAAGGTCGACAGCCAGGCCTCGGATCGGCTGGAGACAACTGCGGGCGGCATCCTCGCCTTTGTGGGACGAGGCGGGAGCACGACGGGACGAGGTGGTGACCTCTTGTGCATCGACGACCCGATCAAGGACCGCATGGAGGCCGACAGCCCGACCATCAGGGACACGCTGTGGACGTGGTTCACGCAGGTTATCGCTTCGCGGCTGATGGATGAGACCGGGCGGATCATGCTGATCCAGACCCGTTGGCATCAGGATGACCTCATCGGGCGGCTGACCGATCCGCATAATTCCTATTACGACCCCGAGGAGGCGGCCGAGTGGCGTATCATAGATCTCCCGGCGCTTGCCTTCGATGATGGCAAGGACCCGTTACGCCGTGAGGTCAACGAACCCCTGTGGCCGGGGCGCTTCGGCAAGACTTATCTTCAGTCATTGCAGCGGCGCGATGTCCGCGGTTTTTCGGCTCTTTATCAGGGGCGTCCCAGCCCGGCCGGCGGGACGTTTTTCAGCGTCGACTGGCTGCAGACTTATCGTCCCAACGATCTCCCGGCAAATCTGCGTTGCTACGCCGCCTCGGACCATGCCGTTGCCCTTAAACAAGGCTCCGACAAGACCTGCCTGATGGTTATCGGGGTCGACAAGGACGATACGATCTGGGTCTTGCCCGATCTGGTGTGGCGGCAGATGACCGCCGAGCAGACGGTCGAGAGCATGCTGCGCATGATGAAGCTGCATAAGCCCCTGTTTTGGTGGGCGGAGCGCAGTCACATCTCGAAGTCCATCGGGCCTTTCCTCCGTAAACGGATGCTGGAGACCCATACCTTTTGCAGCCTCATAGAGATGCAGCCGATCGCCGACAAGCAGACCCGCGCGCAGTCCATCCAAGGACGCCTGTCCATGAACAGGGTGCGTTTTCCAGAGCGCGCGCCCTGGTGGCCTGCTGCGCGGGACCAGATGCTGAAATTCCCTTACGACGCGCACGACGATTTCGTCGACACCTTGGCCTATATCGGTCTCGGTCTGACGCTTCAGGTCCCGGCCGGCGAGCGCCGTGACCCCGACGATGACAAGCCGCGCGAAAACACGTTCGGCCACCTCATGCTGCAGCGGGACCAGGCCGAGCGCAGCGTGAAACTCGGCTTTGGGTCAGGAGGCTGGTGATGACGGCAGGCATTTGGTTCTGGATTATTTACGTTATCAGCTTGGTTTTCGGCGGCGGCTGGTACTGGCGAAATCAGCAGACCTTGGCGGCGTTTGGGCCTTTTAGTTTGCTGTTTTTCATCCTGATCGGTCTTCTCGGCTGGGCGCAGTTTGGAGCGCCGATACGGTGAGTGATCTCGGCACACTTGCGGGACCACCGGGGCCACCGGGACCACCGGCTGGTCCCGATCCGGGCCAGCTCGTCGGCCAGGACCAGACGTTCGTTAACCGCGACAAGCCCGAGCCGGACGATCCCCGGCGCAAGCTCGTCAACCGCTGGCAGAACCGGATCAAACGCGCCAAACGGCACTGGAAAGACGCCTTCGAGCGCATGCGCGAAAACATGGAGTTCTGCGAGGGCCGCCAGTGGCCCGAGATCGCCAAGTCGAAAAAACGCGACGATCGCTATGTCGCGAACATCTGCATCCGGCACGTCCTGCAGCGCACCGCCGAGCTGTACCCCAACAACCCGACGATGAAGGCCAAGGTCAAGCCGAAGCTCGTCGCGCAGATCTGGGACGGCAGTCAGCAGCAGCTGGTCCAGGCGCAGCAGCAGCTGATGCTGGGCAGCCAGGCGGGCCTGCCGCCGGACCCCAACGCGATGGCGATCATGCAGGACGCCCAAATGGTGAAGCGTTTTGCCGAGATGACCGAGCGTGTCGGCCGCACGCTTGAGCTGCTTTACGACTACAACATCCAGGAGCAGACCCACGCCTTCAAAGCGCAGATGAAGATGTCGATCCGGCGCGCGATCGTCACCGGGGTCGGCTACGTCAAGATCGGTTTTCAGCGTGCGATGAAGATGTCGCCCGAGATCGAGCACCGCATCGCGGATATGTCCGAGCGTCTTGCCCACATCGAGCGCCTGGCCGCCGATTTCTCGGACAAGGAGTTTCAGCCTGACGATGCCGAGGCCGAGGAGCTGCGCCTGGCGATCCAGAGCCTGACAGCCGAAGGGCAGCTTGTCGTGCGCGAAGGCCTGGCGTTCGACTACCCCGACAGCACGGCGATTATCCCTGATCCGCGCTGCCGCAGCCTACGAAGTTTTCTTGGCGCCGACTGGGTGGCGCAAGAGTATCTGCTGACCCCGGACGAGATCGAAGAAGTCTACATGGTCGACATCGGGACCGGGTACACGGCCTACAGCGAAGACGGCAAGACGACCGGGCACGAGCCGACCTCGGAGCAGCACTATTACTCGGGGTACGGCAGCGCCAGTGACGACGGTTACGGCCCGGCGCTGCCCGTGGCCTGCGTCTGGGAGGTCTACAACCGCAAGGACGGCACGGTGTACGTGCTGTGCGATGGCTACTCGGATTTCCTGCAGGAGCCGGCGCCGCCCGAGGCCGAGGTAACTCGGTTCTGGCCGTGGTTCGCGATCGCGCTCAACGAGGGCTATGACGAGAAGGCGCTTTTCCCGCAGTCCGACATCGACCTGATCCGCGACATGCAGCTCGAACTCAACCGATCCCGCCAGGGCCTCCGGGAGCATCGTCGCGCCAACCGCCCCAAGACTGCCGTGGCAGCCGGCCTTCTCGAAGCGCCTGATCTGGAAAAGCTGCGCACCCATCCGGCGAACGCGCTTCTGGAGCTGAACGCGCTGGCGCCGGGTCAGAAGATCGATGACGTGCTGCAGGTCGTCAAGATGCCGCCGATCGACGCTGCGGTCTACGACACGACGCCGGTTTTCGAGGATGTTTTGCGGGTTCTCGGCTCGGACCAGGCGGACCAGGGGACCACCTCCGACGCGACGGCGACCGAAGTCTCGGTGGCGCAGTTCGCGCAGCATACGGACCTCTCGTCGACGATCGACGACATCAACGACATGATGACCGAGCTGGCGCAGGCGGCCTCCGAGATCCTGATCCTCAACGTGTCGCCGCAGACCGTGCAGAAGGTTGTGGGACCAGGCGCGGCCTGGCCGATGCTGGACAAGCAGACTGTTGCGGACAACGTCTGGCTGGAAGTCGATGTCGGCGCCAACGGGCCGCCCAACCGCCAGGAGGACGTGCAGACCCTGACCCAGCTGGTGCCGCTGCTGCAGCGCATCCCCGGGATCTCGCCCGAATGGCTGGCACGCGAGCTGATCCGCCGCATGGGCGATGACGTGGATATGAGCGAGGCCTTCGCCGAAGGGATGCCCTCGATGGAGGCCTTGAACCAGCTGATGTCGAAGCCGCCTGAAGCCCCGGGAGGACCGGCGGGGGCTGGTTCTCCCGCGGGTGGACCCACCGGCGCCGGCAGAGGGCCACCGCGGCCGCCGGGGCCGTCACAGGACCCCAACGCGCAGGGGCCGGCGGGCGCCACCAACGCGATGCAAGGGCCGGGTACGGCCGGCTCGCTCGGGCCGCGCGTGCCGCCCCTCCAAGTCTATGGCCGCAACGGCAACCGCCCTGGCACCGGCGGCGGCATGCCGCGCGGCGCGATGGGTAACCCGGGGATGCCGACGCCATGAGCGATCACCCAAAGCTCACCTGGGAGGTCATCGAGCCGTTCCATCGTTTGGAGCGGATCAGGCTGCCCGAAGGCTGGCTCTATCGCACGGTGCAGCAAGGCGCAGTCGCGCTGTGTTTTGTCCCGGACGTGACTGAGACACTGAAACTGATGCCGCCGGCGGCACCACACAAGGAGCCTTAAAGCGATGTCGCTCGGGGATTACGCGATCGGTAATGCGGCGGTCGGTGGGCCGTCGAGCATCGAGGGCGTGTCGCCGGTCTTTGCCGATCGCATCACCAACATGGTCAACGCGATGCCGCCCGAGATCGCGGCGCGGTTCAAGATCATCTCCGGTTTTCGCAGCCCCGAGCGCCAGGCCCAGGTCAACCCAGGGGTCACGAACTCGCGGCACTCGCACGGCATGGCCGTCGACCTGGCGGCCGATCCGGTGGTCCTCAACTGGATCACCCAGCACCCCGAGCACGGCGTCGGCTTTCCGCTCAGCTATATGCCGCGCGAGCAGAACCACATGGAAATGCTGGACGCGAGCGGCAGGCGCGTGGCGCTTGGCGGCGCGGCCCCGGCATATGCGGCCAGTCCTGATCCACAGTACAAGTCCGGGCTGCCTAATCTCGGTGTCGCCGCAGCCAACATGCCGGACCAGGGCGGCCAGGATTATGGTGGTGGGCAGGACCCGCCCGTGGCGCCGCCGCAGGTGAGCGATCGACAACGGCTTCTGGCGCTGGCGATGAACCAGGGCGGCATGGCCGGCATGCTGGGCGGCGCTCCTGCGGCCGACGCTTTTCAGCCCACAGCACAGCCGGCGCAGCCGGACATCACGCAGCCGAGCTACGTCATGCCGGGGCAACCGCTCCCGCTTAGTCGCCGGCTTTAGGAGGTTTTTATGCCTGAACCGCTCAGCTCGGTCGTGATGACGCCGATCCAGGAACAGCAGGCGATGCAGGATTACGTGCGGCAGAGGCTGGGGATAGGGATGATGGCTGCGCCGCCGCCGCAGCTGGGCATGCTGCAGTTGCAGCAACAGCAGCAAGCCGGGCAAATGCCGGCGCAACAGCCGGGTATGCCGCAACAGCAGCTGAGCATGCCGCCGCCTGTTTTGGGCGCAGGAGGACCTCCGCCGACCGGGCCTGGCGGTTTTGCGCCGCCGGGAGCGGTTCAGTTGCAAGGCGATCTCGGCGGTAACCAGCTGCGAGAGGTTCCGGGCCAAGCCGGAAACCTCCGGGCGACTTACCGCAAAAACATACCCTTCTAATGTCACCTGTTTTGATCGGTGTGTTGATGCTGGTGCTGCACCGTGGCGATGGCGCCGAAGTCGATGTCGCTCCGGCGCACATTACCAGCCTGCGGGCGCCGGCCGGGCCTCTGCGCGGGCTGGCACCGACGAGCGGCTGCATCGTGGGACTGGATGACGGCAAGTTTATCGGCGCGCTGGAGACGTGTGATGAGGTGAGGCGGCGGCTCGAAGAAGGGGGGCGATGATGGTTTACACGGTGGTGATACACGCGCCGGCGATTGACGAGGTGGTGACGGTGGCGGCGGAGAGCGCGGCGCACGCGCAGTCGTTGGCGATCGCGAGCGCGCTGCAGCGGCAGGCCGAGGCGGCAACGGTGACGGTTGAGAAGGTGGAGACATAGTCACGATCACGCCCTCCTAGTTGTCTCCCCTTGTCCCTGGCCTTGTCCCGCAGGACAAATGCTGGACACAGACACAACAACAGGCGCATAACCCCAGCCGATCTCCAAAAACACGGGATCGGCAAGACCTGTGTCCGACGCATCTACCGACGTAACTGCGCCCTCGTCAGGCGATGTTGACCCTACCAGCGCGCCACCGCCACCGGCGGCGCCAGACAGTTCAGCGCCTTCGTCAAGCGCACCCGACGCAACTTCGCCTTCGTCAGGCGACAGCCGCCAGTCAGACCGTGAAGGACTGCTTGCCGTAGTCCAGAAGGTCGTGGAGACCAGGCCCGAGAAACCGGCCGTCCCCTCGGATCAAGAGACCGACGCGGATACCGGCGAGCCGGACCAGACCTCCCAGGACCAGGCAGCGGCTACGGGCACCGGGGACAAACCCCCGCCGGATGCTACCACCGAGAAAACCGAAGCCGATCCGACCGAGGCCGATCTCAAAAAGCTTCGACCGGAAACGCGACGGCGTTTTGAGCGTCTGCTCGCGCAGCGCAACGAGGCCCGCCAGACCCTCGACAGTATCCAGCCGGAGCTGACGCAGCACCGGCAGCTGCAGGGCTACCTCACCGAGCATCAGTTGGCACCGGAAGATGTCAACACGCTCCTGGGGGTGGGCGCCGCACTGCGTCGTGGCGATTACCAGGCCTTTCTGAACGGCGTGACGCCCTACGTCATGGCCGCGCAGGAGGCGCTTGGCCTTCGCGTCAGCTCCGACCTGCAGCGTCAGGTCGACGAGGGGCTGATCGACGACAACACAGCCCGGGAACTGACGCGCACGCGGCACCGCGCCGCGCAAGCCGAGGCCCGGCTGCAGAACGCCAACGAGGTGGCAGCGACAACCCAGCAGCTGCAGCACGTGGATCAGATCCGCTCTGCTGTCGATGTCTGGGAAGCCAACATCCAGCGACGGGACCCCGACTACGCCCAAATGTCGGGTGCTGTGCGCCGTTTCGCGCAAGGCCTTTTGCAAGAGCGCGGTTCACCGCGCAACGCGCAAGAGGCGGTGGCGCTGACGCAGGCGGCCTATGACGAAGTCAGGACGATGTTCAGCCGGGCGCAGCCTGCACCCCGAGCCACACGTCCCGGCCCATCCAGCATCCATGTCGCAACAGGCACTCCCGCAGCCAACCCACGCAACATGAAGGAAGCCGTGGTGCTGGCGCTCGCGAACATGCGGGGGGCCTCCTGATGTGGGTAAACCATCATGGCGTTCACAGCTGGAGAACTCAGCAACATTGCTAATGCCGCCCTCGACTTTTACTACAACAAGGGGGACACGTTTAAGCAGTCGATCCAGGCGAAACCTTTACTTCGCTTGCTCGAAAGCTCGGCCAAGTCCTTCCCCGGCGGCAAAGGAAACATCTCGCTCGCAGTGAAGGGCGATTACGGCGCGGGCGGCGTCAACGATCACGTGGTCGGCTACACGCACAACGACACCGTGTCGTTCTACACGCCGGCCAACATCAAGCGGGTCAACTACCCCTGGCGTGAGCACCACATGGGTCTGACCCTGACCCATACCGAGCTGAAGATCGACGGCATCTCGGTCACCGACGAGCAGGGTGACGGCAGCTCGCTGTCTAACCACAGCGACCGCGATGTCACCGTTCTGGTGAACCTGCTGCAGGACAAGCTCGAAGACTTTGGCGAGCAGTACGCCCGCTCGATGAACACCCTGATGTGGGGCGACGGCACGGCTGACGCGAAAGCTCTGGCTGGCATGCAGTCGATCATCGCGGCGATCCCCAACGCCGGGAACCTCGGCGGCTTGGCCCGTTCCTCCAACACCTGGTGGCAGAACCGCGCGGCGACGGTGGCCTTTGGCGGCGCCGGCGGGCGCGGTCCGGTGACTTCGTCGGCGACAAACGGCGGCGCTCTCTTGCAGTTTCTGCAGAACGAGTATCGTCAGCTGATCCGCTTTGGCGGGCGTCCCAGCAAGTGCCTTGCCGGCAGCGCCTTCATCAACGCGATGGAGATCGAGCTGCGCGCTAACGGCAACTACACGATGACCGGCTTCACGGGTCCCCAGGACGGCTCGATGGGGCAGCTGAAATTCATGAACACGGTCATCGAGTACGACCCGACCCTCGACGATCTCGGGTTCACCAAGCGCGCCTACTGGTGGGACCCGCGGCACATCTACCTGATGAAGCAGGATGGTGAGTGGGACCACAAGTTCACGCCTGCCCGGCCCTACAACCAGTTCGTCATGTACAAGTCGATGACCCACACGGGTCAGATGGTTGCCCAGCAGGTGAACTCCGCGCTCGTGGTGGAGATCGCCTGACGGGACGACCGGGGCTGGTCCTTCTGGGGAGCGGGACCAGCCCCGGTTTTTGTCTCACGTGAAACATAGAAAGGACGATCCCCCATGCCTTACGTCGCCGTCAGTCAATCACCAATCCGCGTGCGTCAAACCTCGGGACCTGTCGATCCCGGCTATGGCGTTGGCGGCGAGTATCCCTCGCACCAGCCGGTGCCGCCGACCGGCCCGGTCGATCCCGGCTATGGCATCGAGCTACCGCCGGTTGCCTCGCACCCGTTGCCGCCGACACCCGAGCACCCGATTGCGATACCGCCGACCTATCCGGTCGACCCGGATTACGGTCTGCCCGTGCCGCCGACGGTCTGGCCGCAGCCGCCGCGCCCGGTCGATCCGAGCTATGGCATCCCGATCCCGATTGCGCCGACGCACCCGATCTACTTGCCGCCGGTTGGACCCAACAACGACCTGCCGTTGCCGCCGGGCAGCGTGTGGCCGCCGCTGCCGCCCTCGATCACCGGCGAGATCATGTGTCTGGTTTGGATCGTCGGGGCGGGCTACCGCTGGACCGTGATCGACACGAGCCTGAAACCTGAGCATCCGATCGCGCAACCACCGCTTTATCCGTCGCATCATCCGTTGCCCGGTGGCGAGCATCCCTCGCACCAGCCGGTGCCGGGTGGGCCGGAAGCCCCGCCCGTGACGCCGACGCGACGATAAAGAACGTAAACTGAGCCGGGGGGCAGCCCCCGGCTGAAAGAGGAGAAGTTTTCTTATGCCCTCTACCTCTAAAGCTCAGTCCCGGCTGATGCACGGCGTGGCCTCCGGCAGCATCAAAGGCTCCGGTGTTCCCAAGAAAGTCGCGCAGGATTTTGTCGCTGCCGATAAGGGCAAGAGCCAGGCCAAGCTTCCCGAAAGGAAAATCAGCGACGTGGTTGCACCGAAAGGCGGAGGCTACTGATGCCGGCGTTTCATCTATTGCGCTGCGTGGTCTCGCTGGGCGGAGACCAGGGCACCCAGGTCTACCGCGACCGCACGCGCCCGATCGTGTTCCCCGAGCTGCCGATCCTGCAGTTCATGCATGGCGAGGAGGCGGTGACCGACGTGCATGTCGTCGGCACCTGGGAGGCGCCCAACGATGAGGTGCTGACGCGGCTGCAGACGATCTACGCACCGGAAACCCTGCAGGCGGTCTTTCCCGGCGCGCGGCCGCGTTTGCCGCTGTCCGACCCCTCGATCCCGCGTTGTTCGCTGCCGGTCTACAAGCCGCGCGTTACCCGCCCGGCGAACCCGGACCCCAAGCTGCGGCCGCTCGATCAGTTCACGGTCACTTCGGAGATGCCGGTGCTGGACGCACCGCCGCTGCCGGTGGAGAGCGACCCGACGCCGGACGAGATCGCCGCGCACGCGCAGGACGACGAGGACGATATGGGCCTGGGACCAGTGGTCCCGGGGGTGGTCCCGGACCTGCCTCGTCCCGAGGAGCTGCCGCACATCGTGCGCGACACTTTGGGCCGCGGTTCGTCGCATCACGCGGCCGCCTCGACCTTGCCTGACGTGAACGCCGGCGGCAGCCATCCGCCGGGTCATGCCGACAACCGCAAGATCACCACCCAGTCCGCCGCCCGGGAGGTCCAGCGCCGTGGCTAGGCAGCTGCGCGACATGCTGACCGATCTGCGGGCCGAGCTGGGGCACTCGACCAATGTCGCGCACGGCATCAACGACCGCGATACGCTGCTTTACTACCTCAACCGCACGCAGCGGCAGCTGTACGAGGATTACGACTGGCCGCAGCTGATCGTCGACCGCGACATCAAGCTGGCGGACGGGCAGCGTTATTACGCCTATCCCAGCGACCTCCCCTTCGACGACATCAGCCACATCTGGGTGCTCATCAACACGGTCTACAACGAACTCGCTTACGGGATCGGCCCTTACGAAATGGTCCTGTGGAACTCGGATAACGGGTTCAAGGCCTGGCCGACCCGCAAGTGGATGCACAACGCCGACAGCAACATGCTGGAGCTGTGGCCGGTCCCCGACGCTTCTGCGGTCGACGCCAACGCGATCATCCGGGTGCGCGGGACCAAGACCGTCACGACGATGATAAACGACAGCGATCTGTCGACCCTGCCGGACAACATCATTGTGCTGTTCAGCGCGGTCGAGATCCTGCAGCGCGACAACGCCAAGGATGCCGCCTTGAAGCTCACCAAGGCGAACGAGGCGATGCGGCGTCACCGTGTGCGCCAGTTCAGTCACAAGCAGGTCCGCCCGATGGTCATCGGCGGCGGCGGCGGGGACGCGCAGTCGCGGCCGGGGCATCAGCCGATCCTCGGTCTCGACTACATCCCGCCCGGTTATGGCAGCGGGCCAGGCTCGCATTAAATGGCCGATGACCGGGTCTTCTCGATCACCGACTTCAAGGAGGGCCTTGATGTCAGAAAGACCCCGCTGACCGCGCCCGGCGGCAGCTTGCGCATCCTGGAAAACGCGGTCCTCAACCAGGGTGGCGAGATCGAGAAGCGTTTGGCCTTTGTGCCGATGACGGTGATGCCGGCGGATTACACCTACCTGGTGGGCCACGGCGGCACCGCTTTGCACGCCTTTGGGGTGAACCCGACCGGCACGGTGCCGCAGGGCAGCCTGCCGGTGCCGATCGTGTCGCACCATCTGGCCGCGGCGCCGGAGCAGATCGTCGAGATCACCGATGTCGAGCCGTTCGACGACAAGTTCTTCGTCTGCGGCACCGGCGTCAGCGGGACCACCTACTGCTGGTACAACGATGTCCTCGTCACAGAGGTCGACGGCAGCCAGAGCCACGGCACTCACGCGCGCACGTGGAAGTCGAAGATGTACCGTATCGACGGCAAGTATCTGCGCTTCAGCGGCGTCAACAACCCAGCGCAGAACGACCCCGCCTCGGTCACCGAGCCGGGCGCCGGTTTTATCAATATCGCCCTCAACGACCCCGAGGGCGAGCCGCTCGAAAGCATGGAGGTCTACTACTCCGACATGGCGTTGCTGGCGCGGCTGCAGACCCAGATCTGGGCGCTCGACCCCGACCCGACAAAAGACGCTCTAGGCCAGCTGCTGCGCATCGGCGTTGTTGCGCCGCGCTCAGTCGTGCAGTTCGGCACTGGCGATGTTTTGTTTCTCTCCGATAGCGGCGTGCGGAGCCTGAAGGCGCAGTACATCAACCTTGCAGCCTCGGTGTCCGATGTCGGCTCGGCGATCGATCTGATGTTGGTCCCGGTCATCCGGGCCAACCCGACCGCGGTGCGCAAGGCCGACGCGACGGTGCAGCCGGTCCAGGGCCGCTACTGGCTCTCGATCGCCGACACGGTCTATGTCCTGTCCTATTTCCCCGCCGGCCATATCACTGCGTGGAGCACTTTCAAGCCGGGTTTTACGGTGCGGCACTTCGCGCTGATCGGCAACCAGGTGTACTGCGACGACACCGCCGGGAACATCTACCTCTACGGCGGTCTCGCCGGAAACCAGTTCGACAGCAGCAAGGTCACGGTTCGCACGCCGCATCTGAGCGCCAACGCCCCGACGCAGTGGAAGCGCATCAAGAGCGTCGAAGTGATGTGCCAGGGCCAGTGGACGGTCTCGATCGGCATGCTGCCCAACAACACCGAGGCTTTCGAGCTGTGCGCCACGATCCAGGACAACACTTACGGCCTGGAAAGCATCCCCTTCGCCGGCTACGGGACGCACATTGGCATCCACATGGAGCACCAGGCGCCTGGCCCGGCGACGATGGCGGCCTTGCACCTCAACCTCCTCGAAGGCGTGGTCACGTGACCAGCCAGGTTGGAGCGCACGCAGTCTCGCGCGATGCGCTGGCCTACATCGTGCGCCACTTGCGGTCGCGGGACCGGCGCGAGATTTTCGCGTTACGCTGGAACGACAACGAAGATCAGTTTGTCGACCAGGTCGTGAGTTTCGCCGGTGATCTCTGGCGGCTGTGGTCCCTGGACGACGAGCCGGTCGCCGTCAACGGCGTCATCCCGGTGCGCCCCGGCGTCGTCATCGCTGGCGCCTTTGGCACCCACAAATGGCGCAGCACGTTACGGCCGATGACGCGGTGGTCGCTGGACTTTGTGATCCCGACGCTCCGGAACGCCGGCTATCACCGCGGCGAGGCCTATGTCCTGGCCGCCAACACCGACAGCCGTCGCTGGGTCGAGATGCTTGGCGGCGAGGTCGAGTGCCTGCTGAAAGGCTATGGCCGCGAGCGCGAGGATTATCTGCTGTACGCCTGGGACCTGACCCGCGAGAGGAGTGACCAAAATGTGCTTCGGCGGCGGCGGCAGCGTGTCCAGCGGCCCTCAGATGGCGATCGTAAACGGGCAATGGGTGGAACAAGGGGTCCCACCGGAGTTTGTTGACCGCGGCGCGCGGACGGTCGCGCAGTATCAGCAGATGGCGGCTTCGGATCTGAGTGACCGGCAGATCCAGGCGCAGCGGGACATCGCCACCCAACAGCAGGAGTTCAACCAGCAGCAGGTCAATCAGCAGCAAGCGCAGTACGAGCAGCAGCAGACGCAGGCCCGCGAGCAGGCGGCGCGGCAGACCGAGTACGACACCGGGCGGGCTTCGCAGCTGGCCGACGCCACCTCGCAGATCGACAGCGCGTTCTCACAGTTCTACTCGCCGCGGACAGTAGTAACGGGACCCGCCCCCGGGGGACCACCCAGGCCGATGCCGACAGCACCGGCAGAGACTGGGCCGTTTACGGTAAACGTGACGCAAGGACCTGACGGTCAAAAAACGGTGGGACCACTGCCGCAGGGACAACAGGATGCTGTCGCGGCGGCGCAGAAATATCAGGCCGACGCGACGGGCGCGAAACAGGACCTTTTCGACCCGGCGCACCAGCCAGCAACCACGACGTACTCGGATTACTTTGACCAGTTCGCCCATGACTATACGAGCCGGGCACAGGACCAGGTCAGCTATCAGCAACGGCAGGCGGAGCGCGATCTCGGGTTCCAGCTGGCGCGACAAGGCATCTCGGCGAGCCAGGCGCGAGCAAACCAGGAAGGCCTTATCCAGGAAACCGCCGGGCGCACGATGGCCGAGCAGGTCGACGCCGCGCAGAACGCCGCGGCAAATCTGCGGTCCAACGTCGCCAGCGCGCGGCAGAACCTGCTGGGACAAGTCATCAACGCGCAAAGCATTGGCTCGCCGATCGCTGGCAGCACCGAGCAGGACGTGGGGAACGCCTTGCAGACCCAGCGCAGCGCGATTTCCGGGATCACCAACACGGCCGGAGACACGGTCGCCAGCCTCAACGCGGTCCCGGTCGTCAACACGCTGAGCAACATCTTCGGCAGCGTCCTCGGATCGGCGGGCAGCTTTGTTCAGGGCGCCAACGCCAACGCGATCATGGGGCAGTTCGGCCGCGGCTTTGCCGGGACCGATCCTGGCGCAACTTCGACAAGGTTGGGGTGACCGGCCATGTGTGATCCAGTCTCGATCGGCCTCGCCGCGGTCAGCGCCGCGACCTCAATCTATGGCGGCATCCAGTCAGCGCACGCGCAGCAAGCCCAGTCGCAGGCGATCGCGGACCAAAATCGGGCAACCCAGCTTGCGCAGAACGAGGCATTTACGACGCGCAACCAGGCGGCCCTGCAGCAGACCGCTGCGCAGTCCGCGGCATCACAGCAGAGCTTGCAGGACCGCAACACCGCGGCCTTGCAGATGCGTCAAAATCAGATGGACGCGCTGAAGAACTACCAGGACACGATCAACGCCGAAAACGCGCAGGCTACAGCGTTGCGCCAAACGGGCGATGCCGCAGCGCAGGACCTGTTGACGAAGACCAACGCGCCGACGCTGGCTGACGCGCAGACCCAGAGACAACAACAGGCGGCCGCGCTTTTGGCGCCGAGGCTGCCGCAGGGACCGGGTCCCACCGACCCGGCCGGCAACGATGCAGCGACTGGCGACCTGGCTACCGGGGGCGCGCTTGCGCGCCGCACGGCCGAAGCCGCCACCAACATCCGGGACTACGGTTCCAGGATCGCCGCGGTCGGGTCGTATGAGGCGCCGGTGCAGCAGGTCGGCCTGGCGATCACCGGCAACCGAACCGGGATCATGCCTGCCCAGGCCGCCGAGCAGCTGCTGCGCGCGGGCAGCACAACGCGCCTCTTGCCTTCGCAGGTCGATTACCGGGCCGCCACCGGCATGGGCCAGGCGCAGGATCTGCTGCTGCAGTCCCGGGGACAAAACGCTCTCGATGCGGCGAGCTTGTCCTACGGCAACGCGACCGACATCGCAAACTTACGGCAGTCTGATGCCGACACGATCGCGGCGAACATCTCGGCACAGGCGCAGGCCAACGCAAAGGCCAAGGCAGCCCAGGCCGGGATCATCCAGGGAATTGGCCGCATCGGTCTCTACGGCGCGGGCGCGATGGGTGGTTACGGCGGGACGGGAGACCTCCTCGGCAGCCAGGGGCCGGTATTTGGCACGGCAGCCGACCAGTCGATCGCCGCCGGTGGTCCGCCTTTGGCGCCAGGGGGTGGCCCCGCGTTTCTCAGCCGGATTTTTTAAGGGGGTCTGACCGATGCCGACCTTTGATACCGGCAACGCGCAGTGGGACCAGAACTTGTCCTCGCTGGGTAACGCGCTGTTCCCCGATCCCTCGAAGGCTGCGCAGGGATATTACTACGGCGCCGAGGCGCGCAAGGCGCAGCTTGAGAGCAACAGGATCATCCAGCAGCAAAACGACCTGGCCCGGTTCAAGCAGATGCAGCCGGACAGCGAGCAGCCCTTAGCCCCTCAGACTTACTCCCAGCCGCCGCTCACCGGCGCGGCGCCGATCCCCAACCCGCCGTCAAACCTGCCGATGGGGATGAGTACTGTGGTCCCGGGACCAGTCGCCGGGCCTCCTGGCGCCGGGCGGATCGTCCCGCAGACGATGACCCCGGCGCAGGCTGCAGCGCAGACGCCTGCGTCTGCAGCGCCTTTGATGCGGGGCACGCCGGCGCCGACCGGGGCGCCAGTCCCCGGTGCATCACCACAAACGCCGCAAAACACCGGCTCGGACGGGTCAGTCCCCACCAATGATGCGGCCTCGGGTGTTATGCACCCCGGCAGCATCACCGACCCGAACGGCGGCATTAAAATAAGCGGGCCGGCTGCGCCCAACGGCTCGCCAGCGCGGACCCCGGTCAGCTTGGCAACTTATGTGGCGCAGGCCGCCGCCGCCGGGATGGATGCTGCGCAGGCATCCTTGCAGGGGCAAGCCTATCTTGCCTCGCTCTACCAGCAGGGCCGGATCAGCCGTGACACCTATCATCAGCTGCTAGGCGGGGCCGGGCAGCCGACGCTCGCCACCGCAGACACCGCAGCGGCTGCTTCGGTGAAGGGCGCCCAGATCGGCGCCGGAGCCACGATAGGCGCTGCGAAAATCCGCGAAGGCGGCGAGACCGGGCGCAAGGGCATGGAAATGGTCTTTGTGCCTGACCCGGATAACCCCGGTCAGGGGACGTTTAAGCCGCTCTCTCAGCTGCAGAGGCTAGGAGGCACGCGCGCGGCCAACCCGCAGACAGCGGTAACGCAGGTGACGCCGGTCCTGACCCAGCCCGGTGGTCCCGGGACCCCACCGATCAGTCAGCCGGCGTACAAGGCTCCCGGTCAGCAGATTTACCCCACGGGCACCGAGGACATCCGGCAACAACAGCAGGGGGCGATCAAGAACTGGATCGACCCGAAAAACCCGACCGTGCTGGTCCCGGGTAATATCGTGGAGGCCAGGGCGAACGGCTGGGTCGCGGTGCCCCAGACGATGGAGGAGTGGACTTCGCTGGCGAACTACGCTGCCGCCAACGCGCCGCCGGACCAGGCGGAGCAGATCCGGGCCAGGGTCCTGCAGAACGCCACGGCGATGGCGCCAAAGCCGATCGATGCCGCGGAAGCCGTCAAGCGAGGCGTTGTCATCGACCAACGGCTGGCGATGCATCTGCCTGTTCCGGCCAGCGCCGGCTATGGTGCCCCGACCGCAACCGCGCAGAACCAGCTGCCATCGGGAGCCGGGCCGGAACTCGACCCCGTCCTGAACAACCTCACGCAACAGTATCTTCTGTATGGCCCGCGGGAGGCCCGCGAAAACCCCAGCACTGCAGCCGACATGGCTATCGCGCAGTTGCTCCGACAGAAATACATCAACCCGCAGCAGAGCCGCACGATGGCCCGCCCCTATATCGGCGGCGGCACGACGGTCGTGAACAGGCCGACGTTGGACGGTGGCACATCTGAAGCCTTCCGCATCGAGCTGATGAACCCGAAAACGGGAGAGCCTTACGCGCCAGGAGAAGCGCCGTCTTCCATCCCGATGGATCGTGCCCCCCTAAGCCCGACCGTGGCGCCGTTCGACAGAACGGCACCGCCTGCAACGCCAAGACCCCCCGCTGCGGGACCAGCTGCGGCGCCGACGACTGCAGCGCCAGCAAGACTGGCTCCGGGAGCCGATATGGGACCGGCGTCTGGCATACCTGAAGGACACACCGGGACAGCAGCCGGCGGGCAGCGCGCTGTCGTCAGGAACGGCCGCTGGACCGCGCAGTAGATGCCGGACGGGACTACCAAATTCAACATCGTCCCCGATCCGCTGCCGCAAGCGGCATCGGGCGCGTTTGACATCACGCCGGACCCGCTGCCGCAGGCGGCGCCAGGGGCGTTCAACGTCGTCCCCGATCCGTTGCCGCAGGCGGCGCCAGGGGCGCTGGATGTGGCGGTTCCGCCGCCGCCATTTCCCGGGGCGATCCCGTCACTGTCGGCTACGATAGCGCCTACGCCGACGCCTCTCCCGCCGACAGCTTTTCAGGACCCGTCGATACCTGCGTTGTCTCCAGTCGCGGCAGTGCCGGCTACAGCGCCTGTTGTCTCGAGCGCCGCGTCGAGCACGCCGCTCCCGCCGACAGCTTTTCAGGACCCCTCGATCCCGGCCTCTCCACCAAATGCGCCGGCCGCGGGCGATCCGTATCAACAGGCGTTTGGCTTTGAGCCGCAGAAGCCGGGACAAGGATTTATCCCAGGACTACAGGCGGGCGGCGCCGCTTCGATCCGCCAGGGCGTCCAGACTGCCACGGGACAAGCTTTCACTCTCGACCCGAACGCACCGCAAGAACCGCAAGACCCGGGGTTCTTCTACAAGCTGGGTCATGGTGTCGGTTACTCCTGGCCGGTGGTTGGAGCGGGCATCGCCGGCGGCGTGGTCGGCGGCGCGACGATGGGGCCGTGGGGCGCGATGGGCGGTAGCGCGCTCGCTGTCGCGGTAACGGCCGCGGCCCAAGACCTGGCGCCGGCTTACGCCGCTGCGCGTGCTCGCAACATGGATCACGACGCCGCGGTCAACTACGCGATCGTCCATGCCAGCGCCACCGGCGGCATCATGGGGCTGACCGCACCAGCCTTTATGCTGTCTCCCTTAAAGACCGCGGTGGGCAACACCCTTCTGCACATCTTCGGGACCGCGCCCCTGGCCGGCGCCGCAGTCCGCGCCGGGGTCCCGGCCGTCATGGGCGAGCCGCAACCGAGCGCCGGGGAGTTTATCGAGGGCGCCGCCCAGGATGTCCTGATGGGCACCGGGTTTGCGGCGGGACATGCTGCCGGGCGAGAGCTTGCACGGCCCGGGCCGCCGGGACCCGAGATCTTGCCGCCCGAACAGTCGGGCGGCCGGCGCGAGCCGCCGCCGCTGCGCGAACCGCCGATGGGTCCCACCATCGAGCATTATCAAATGTTGGAAGGCCCCCCGGCGTCCCGAGAGGCTCCGGCCGAGCCGCCGCCAACGCGCGGACCACCGCCAGGTCCAGGCCCCATCATCGAGCATGAGCCGACTGTCGAGACACCGCCCGCACCTCCGCCACCGCCGGTCACCCCGGGCGGCGTCGAAGTGGCGACGATCGAAGCGCGTCCTACAGCCCCAGAGCCGCCCGCAGAGCCGCCTGTAGCGTCGGGGATGCCCACGCCTGCCCCGGTGACCCAACCCGCGCCTACGGCCCTCGCAGAGCCTCCTACGGCCCTCGCAGAGCCTCCTACGGCGACAGTGCAGGTGCTTCCTGCGGGACAACCTGCTACACCGCCTCCCGATGACGGATCTGATACCGCCGCCGTACCCGGACAACCGGAGCCTCGCCCAGCGCCTACGCCAAGCGAGGGAGGACCTGAAGGCGTGGTCGGACCCGCAGCACCGGAACGCGGTGTCGGCGAAGGAGCTGCGGCAGGCGGCCCGCCGGGAGATCAAGGAACTCAGCCGGCAGCTGCGCCGCCAGAGGTAACCCCGCCGGCCAAACGTCCGGTCACCCAGAACGAGCTGGCCGATCTCGAAAAGCGCATGTATGCGGCCGAGCGCAAGGCGAACGATGCCGAGCGTGATCCCAGCGTGTCGCCCGAGAAAGTCGCCGATCTGCGCCAGAAGGCCCAGGCCTTACGCACCGAGTATGACAACTCTCAGGGACCGCCTACTCGCGCGACTTATCTGCGCGGTGGCGGTCCCACCCAGGCTGAGCACCAGGCCGCGGTCGACGCGCACACCGCGGCGATCGGCGAGCGGATCTACCGCGAGGGCCAGGCACCGACCCCCGAGCCTCGCAAGGCCGGCGCGGTCTTCAGCATTGGTGGTCCCCGGGACCAGAACGTGGTCCGCGGCACCGACAGCGCCGGGCGCAACTGGGTCGGCAACGGCAACGTCATGGTTCATGCCGACGTGCTGCAGCGGGAAGCGAACCAGGCCTCAAAACGATCCACCACGACCCAGCGTCCGGTCGATGCCGCCGCCCTCGACCGGGTCACGCAGCCCGACCCGAAAGCCAAATACCAGCCCATCACCTGGGAACGCCAGGTCACGACCGCTGACGGCAAGCAGCTGGTGATCGGGACCCTGCCGGACGGCACCCACGTCACCCTGCAGAAGCCGATCTACGACGCGCTCCATAAGGCCGCCGGGCCGAACGGGTCTCTGGTGACGACCAACAAGAAGGACGGCGATCGGGTCTTTGCGCGGACCACCGACAAATATACCGGGCGGCAGGTCTATACCGGCGTCGGCATGCCGATCAACATCCCGCAGGAGCAGGCGCGAGCCTACGCGCGGGGACCGGAGAAGACAGCGCCTCCTCCGGCGGCCGCGGTCCCTGCGGACCAGCAGTCCCGACTACAGCGCATGCGGGAGATCGACACCCAGCTAAGCGCACTGCATCGTCAGGCAGACGCTGCGAGGGGACAGGCCACTCGGGCCAAGAACGCCGGACAACCTGAGCCGGCGGGCCTCGCTGACCGGCGAGCCGGTCTTGCTGACCAGATCGCGGCTCTCGAAAAAGAACGTGCAACCCTCGCTCAGGCCAACATAGGAACCCCCGCCGAGGGACTGACCACTGAGCCTGACCATGTTGTCCCTGACCAACACGTCGCAAAGGACGCGCAAGGCGAGGTGGTCGGCAAGGGTCCGACGCCTGAAGCGGCGCTGGCGGATGCTCGTGGAGAAGTGGTCCCGGGACAAGTCGAGGCGCCTGGGACCACTCCGGCAGAGACAGCTGCTCCCCTTGCCGCCTCGGGTGAAACCCCTACGGGAAAAACCCCGCAGCAGGTCCAGCTCGATAAGCTCACCGCGACACGTGACGAGCTGGCTCGCCCGGGCCGGGTCCGTACCCCGGCCGAAGAACGTAAACTTACCGCGCTCAACCGCCAGATCGAGAACTTGCGCCGCAGCCAGGGCATCAAAGAGGAGCCTGCTGCCGCGGAAGCTGACGCCGTTACCGAGGCAGATCGGGGCGGCGGCCCGCGCCGCGCCGGCATAAAGCAGCCCTTTCAGGGACCGCCCCGGGTCGGCCGGCCAAAAGACTTCATCGATTACAAATTTAACGACGGCAACAGTGTCTACGACGATGTTTTCCTACCCGGACAGCGCAGCCTGCCCATAAAGCAGCAGAGCCAGATCCTCGCCAACCACATGAAGACAAAGTTTGGCTTTACCGATGTCACCGTGGTCGGTGCCAAAGGACGGGAAGCCACGTCGGTCGACCACAAGAACGCGGTCGACGCGATGCTCGACATGACCCGGGCGATGCAGGACATGACGGGGAGCCTGGGGCTGCCCCACACCGCCGCAAGCGATAGCGGCAACCTCCGTCTGGAAATCGTCCCCGAAGGCAAGACTAACTATTATGGGCAGTATGAGCACAGCGGCGTCATCCGGGTGGTTGGTGGCGCGAACTCCTTTGGTCATGAGTGGATACACGCGATCGACCACTTACTGGCCGAGCGGTTCACCAACAATCCCAAGGTGATGAACGACCTACTGACGCGCTACGGCAGGAACAGCGGTCTCGATACCAGCGATAACGTACAGGCTGCCGTTGCCAAGCTCATCAACACGATGTTCTACGAGGACGCGGCGCTGGCGGCGCGCAGGTTGTCCCTGGAGGTCGATGCCGCCAAGGTGGACAAGAACGGTAATCCTACGAAACAGGCCTTAGCCGCTCGGGACCAGCTCGACCTCCTGGCAGGCGGCGGCTCTAAGCTGCGCATCGACGCCAGCGAGTTCCGCAAGCAGAGCGCGGCACTTCAGCCATCCAAGGCGGCCTATTGGGCCAGCGTGCATGAGATGTTGGCGCGATCGGGGGAAAGCTATATCGCGCGCAAGATGCGGCAGAACGGCGTCGACCCGCGCGGTGTCGTGATGCCGGACGAAGCTTACAGCAACATGATCGACCGTCAGCTCAGGATGGCCTACCCGAAGGAGGCCGAACAGATCGCGATCGATGCTGCCTGGGACGAAGTCTTCGCCGCGATGCGCGACGAGCAGATCCTGGACAAGGGTCAGCCGGCCGGGGCCTTGGGTAATTACGGCATCAGCGACCCGAACCGCTGGAAAGTCTCGGCGCCGGGCGCCGGCCGGACTTCATTGGGCAAGATCATCAAGACCGAGATCGACCGTGTCCGCAACCTGACGCGCAAGGATCTCCTGGATAAGATCGGGTTGAACGAGGAGGACCGGCCAGGCGCGATCAACCGCTGGCCGACCCGCGCGATGGACGGCTTCCGCACCTTCCTGGTGTCAAATGGCGGCATGCAGCGGGTCATCATCGCCCGTGCCCCGGAGGCGGCGCAGAAGATCCTGCAGCCGATCCATGACAGCCTAACCAGCCGGCCTGGCACGAGTAAGTACACGCCGGAAAACTTCGAGGAAAAGGTACGCGACCGGACGCGAGGGTGGACGCACCAGTACGGCAACATGCAGATCAATGCCGGCTACGACCCGTCCTTCAACAAGATGACCGCCGAAGAAGGACAGATGCTGCGGCATCATCTGGTCACCGGCGAGCAGCGCATGCCGGTCGATCCGCTTGACCCCACCCAGGGAACCGTGCCGATCCCGCAAAAGATTGTCGAGCTGTCCGACAATGTGCGCGGGCTGATGAACCGGGTGTGGCGGGCCAGCTACGATGCCGGCCTCGACATTGGCTACGCCAAGAACGGTTTTTTTCCGCGGATGTACGATCGTTACAGAGCTGCCTGGGAGCCAGCCAAGTTCAAGACTGCCGCCCGGCAGCTCTACGGGAAGATGTTTGACGACGAGATCGGGACCCCCGGGGACGACCCGCAGGCTCTCTCGGAGAAGTGGACCAGTCTGCCACGCGAAACCCGCAGCCTGACCACCGATCCGAACCTAAAGACGCAGATGGCCGAGCTGGGCAAAAACCTGCGGCGGCAGCGCCAGATCGAGGAGAACCCCAACCCGACCCCGGCCGAACAGACTGAACTGCGCGCCCTTAAAGGCCAGGCCCAGCAGCTGGCAATCGACGCGCATGACGCCCTGAAAGACCTGATCGCCAACGTCAACAGCGACAACTGGCACGCTAATCTGGTGGGCGGCGAACTCAACGATTTTGGCACCGGAGTTCCGACCGGCAAATACCTCAACGCGCGGGTCCTGCCGCCGGAAGCCGACATCATCATGCGCGACTTCATGTACACCGACCCAAATGTCGCGATCCCGGCCTATTTCCACTCGGTGGCGCGGCGTACCGCCCGGGCCGAGCTGTTTGGCGCAAACGACGAGGTCCTAAAAGACGCAGAGCAGAAACTCAGCCGCATCGAGGGCATGGACGGCGAGGATACGTCGAAGTTCTTTACCTTGGTCAACGACGTTATGGGGCGGACCAATATCGGCGGCTGGAACCGCTTTCTGCAGACCCCGCACAACGCGATCCTGAACGCCGCCAATCTGGTCCTGATGGACCGGGCTGTGTGGGCCTCGTTCAGCGAGCCGGTGACCGCGGCGATGGTAACCGGCGATGTCAAGGCCGGCTTTCGCAATATGTTCTACACGATCCAGCAGCTGGCCGGAACGGCCTCCGCTCACGATCGCACCGCCTTGGCCGAGTTCCTCAACATCAACAGCTCGGCGATGCACGACAGCGTCATGCTGTCCCGCATGGGGAGCGATGTCTCCGACAGCATCCGAACCGACAAGCTGCTGGGCAATTTCTACCGGACAACTTTTTTGACCCAAGTCACGAACGGGCAGCGCGCAGCGACCGTAGGGACCAGCAACTGGTTCCTCGGCAAGCTGGGGCAGCTGTACCTGGACCAGGGGACCAGTAAGAGCGCCGAGCACGGCCGGGAGGATGCCGCGGGCTGGTTTCGCGAGCTGGGCTTGCCCAACGACATCCACAAGGACTTCGCCCAGTGGATGGTCGATCAGAAAGGTGCGTTGCCGACCCCGGAGATGCTGAGCGCCAGTGTCGCGCGACCGGGCAGCAACATCAACCCGGGGATGGCCGACGCCTACAGCCTGGCGATGCGCCGCCTGGTTGACCGGATTATCCAGGACCCGCACAAGGTCGACCGGGCGATGCTATCCGGCCACCCGTTGCTCGGGCTGGGCTACCAGCTGATGAGCTTTGCCTACAGTTTCCAAAAGAACGTCATCAACCCGGTCGTTGCCCGGATCGAGCAAGCGTTTCACCGCGGCAAGGCGGAAGCCGGCGGGGGGCCTATCAAGGGTAATCTGCGCGGGATACTCAGCACCACGCCGGTTTTGGTCCACGCGGCGTTGGCCGCGACAGCGATGATTATGACGGCGATGCTCGGGTCGGTCATCCGGCAGAACCTGTTTGCCCAGGATGAGGTCGAGAAACACCGGAAAGCCGGCGATCTCTATGATTATTATATGGGCCTGGCGGTCTCGCGCAGCGGTCTCACCGGCGCGGTTGACCCGGTCCTGCAGGCGTTTCAGTCGTTGAGATACAACGGCTCCCTGGCGTCGATGCTACAAGGCGCTTCGATCACCTGGTTCGCCAGAAATGTGCAGGCCGCGCTGCAGCCTGTCGCGGGGGAAGGCAGCAAGGATACCAACACGGCGAAATACAACCAGGCTCGGGCCGTCTGGAACCTGCTCGGGGTGCCGGCCGCGGCGCTCGGTCTGACGGCACTGGGCAGCAGCCTGGGTCCGGTCGGCCGCGGGCTAGCGGGGGCGGCCATGCAATATGTCACCTCGCCCGCGATGGCAGAACGCTTTGCGACCGTCGTGGCCGGACAAAAAGGGGCTGAGCGGCCGGAGAAGGGCGGCTTCCCCAAAATGCCGGAGCTGTCGACCGGCCTGCCTAAGATCGGCGAGAAACCGCCGGAGAAGAAGCCCGGCGGCGGCATGTCCAGCTTGAGCGGACTTGTCCCCTGGCTAGACGATATTGCCATACCGGCGATACGCTATGTCGGGCCTTTGGTTGGCGGTCTGTCCACCCCGGTCAAGGTAGGGTTGGGCGCGGCTGCTGTGGGTTATGGCGCCTACGATTTTCTGCGGGACACGGCCGACTTCCGCGGCCAGCCCGCGCCGAAGAAGAAAGCCCAATAAAATGAACGGCCCGAACAGACCTCGAACAGGAGAACATTTAGAGGTGTTAAAATCGCCCACCCGCCTAAAAAACCAGGGCCAAGATCAATGGCTTACGAGGCGCGGGTTTCCCGTTCTGAGGGAGACCGTGCCGACATAACTTTCCATATATTTCATCGACTTAACCCTTCTGGTGTAGGGGCCTTGTAGCCGTTGTTGTGCGTTGTTGTGCGTAGTTTGACAAAAAAGGTGTGCCAATTAGCCGGCCGGGGGCCGGGGCCTGACCCCAAACCCCCAGCCTTCCTGCGAGGTGTGTAAAATGTTCGACTGGTTTGTCCCCGCCAGGACAAGCATCGGTCCCTACACCCTACTTATCTGCGGGATGACCAGATAGGCCTGGTCGCCAAACAGCATCTCCTGCGCGTTGGTAAGCGGTGTCAACGTCGGGGTGCCCTCGGCGTCGATCGTCAGCAGATAAATCTGCTGCGGCGGCTCGGTCTTCTCGGGCCGGGGACGGTTCGTCGGTAAAACGTGGACTGGTTTGGCGGTGTCCATTTCCTGCTCCTTCTGATGGTCTTTCCGGCTCGCAAAAAACGCTTGCTGCTTGCGGCGCTTCTCGCCGCAAAGGGGGCAGCGGGCCTTGTTTTGGTAGATGACCCAACCCGCCCGCTCGAAGATCTCACAGATCAACTTCGGGTTTTCTCTCCGGGTCCAGCTGCGGCTCTCGGTGGTGTCGCAGTCACAGCACTCGACGATCACCTGTTGACTAAACTTGCCGTCTTCGCCCTTTACCGCTCGGAGGACATAGGGCAGAGGCAAGCCCTGCTTGGCTTTGATGGTCATGGGTGTGGTGTCCTTCCATGCCGGCGCCTGTCAGCCTTTCTGATAGCGGCGGACCACGAACCCTGCGGCGTCGACCGGCAGGCCCGGTGCCCAGGCCGGCGTCTGGCGCATCGTCGTCAGCAAGCGATCCCGGACCAGCTCTGCTTGGTCCTCGGGGACCTCGGCGATCAGCTCGTCGTGGACGGTGGCGATCAGCGGCACATCGGCGAGCTGTGTCATCGCCTCGGCCATCACATCGCGAGCGACGGCCTGGGTGATGTTCTCGATTGTCTTCCCGGGCCAGGCGCGCAGCCGCGTCCAGGTGTGACCGAGGGCGCCCATATAGGTGAACTCGTCGTAGCCCGCGTTGTTTGGCTCGATCCTGGGATGCCGGTAGACGAGGTGCCGACCGCTGGGCAGCCTGATTAAAACCGCCCCTGACCGATGTATAAGGACCACCCGGCCGACCCGCTCGGTGGCGCCGGGGCCAGCGCGCATGACACGCCTCAGCGCGTGATGGCAGTCGCACCACAACTTTTCGATCCGGTGGTTCAGCTCCCGCCACCCCATGACGGCTGTCTCGGCCTCGTAGGCATCGAGGACCACGCCATAGCCGAGCGCAGTCATTTGGAACCTGGTAGGACCCATTCCGAAGCCGCAGGCCAGGACCAGCACTTTGCCCAGCTGGCGGCTGTCCGAGCCGATGGCGTTCGCGGTCGCGATGTAGATGTCCTCGCCACGGCGGAACACGTCGAGCGCGTCCTCTTGGTTTGCGAGCCAGGCCAGCACCCGGGCCTCGATCTGGCTCAGATCGGCGACCACCAGCCGATGCCCCGGCCGTGCCATAATCGTCGATCGCAGGCAGCTGGCGATGACGCCGAGGGCGCTGTCCTCGAACAGGAGGGCCAGATCCTCGGGCGAAGCACCGGCCCGGATCGCCCGCAATGCCGCGGGCACGTCTTTGATGCTGCCGCGAAACAGGTTCTGCGGCTGTAGGCGCCGCCCGGCCCAGCGGCCGGTGCGCGAGGCCCCATAATACTGGAAGGTCCCCCGCACCCGGCCGTCCTGGGAGCGCGCTGAGGTGATGGAAGCCAGTTTGGCAGTGGAGGACCGGGAAGCGTCCAGACGCGCCTGTAGCGCCGTCCTGGCGGGTCCTGAGAGGGTTGTGCCGAGAAGGGTCTGCACGGTGTTGCGGCGAAGGTCGGGGGTGTCGACGCCCTGGAACGCCAGCCACTGGCGCAGCTGCGCCACCTGGTTGAGCGATCTCACCTGGCCGTTGGTCAGCCGGACGATCATGTCGGCGAGCTGGTCCCGGGCGACATCCATCAGCTCGGTCAGTTCCCGGACAAGGACGTGATCGATGCCGAGGCCGCGTTGGTTGATGAGGAAGTCCAGCTCAAAGAGGCACTGCTCGCGCACCGACAGCTCGGGGACCCGGCGGTCAAGCTCGCGCTCGGCTTCGACATCCTGGGCGCAGTAGTCGCACAGCCGCTTGAACCTCACCGGGTCGGTCTCATGCCACCAGGTCACCGGGTTATGGGTCCGCGGTCGCGCGAAGCGCAGCATCAAATCCCGGCCGCCGGCGTCTTTGCGCTGTGATAAACCCAGAGCCTGACCGGCCATCTCAAGGCTGGCCGGAAGACCCGCCACCAGGCACCGCGCCATCGTGCAGGACCACTGGGACAAGGGGATCGGAGGCCAGCCCAGCGGGACCAGTTTCTGGTGGTATACGTTGGCCTCGAAAAGGTAGTTGTGCGCGACGATTACCGCACCCTTGCGCACAGCCTCGGCGAAGCGATCGGGCACCGGGCCGGCGAGCCAGGTCTCGACCGCTTCGTCGTCTATCGCATAACAAAGGACCGTGACCCGTGTGTCGGGGTGCTCGGCGTAGGCATAAGCCCCGGTCTTGCGAAGATCCGCCGTCGAGGTGGTCTCAAGATCGAGAACGAGGCGATTAAGGCCCCGGTGCATCCGCCACGCCCGCAGCCTTACGGGCTTCCTCTATCGCGTCCTCGCGGCGCTTTCTGACGTTAGCGTCCATCCGCTCGATCTCGGACGAGTGAAGAAACTTGCGTAACAGCAGCCCAACGATCTGGACTTGTGCGTATGAAGACGCCAACTGAGCCAGCTTTCCCTCTGCGTCATCGTCAGTCATGTACTCAAGCTCACTGACCACGAAGGACAGCACCCGGCGCATAAGCTCAGTCTCGTCAGGAGTGAAGATGAGGGTCAGCGGCTCGTTTATCATCGCATGTCGGTACGTCATCAGAAGGGCGCCCCCGCCGCGTCGATGTGCCATATTTTACACGGCCGGTTAGTAGGGCTGGGAGCGGTATCGCCTGGACGGTATATCCACCCCTTGCGTTCCATCTCGGACAGTCGTTTGTTGACTTGAGGCAAGCTCAGCGAACATCGGGACGTGATGTCGTGCATCGTGCCGGGACCATGCCGCCGGATAGTCTGGAGCAAGATGGCATAGTGCCGATTTGTCATTGCCGAGGTCACGCTGGCGTCGGCAGCGTGAGAGGTCCAAGGGTCAGTCCTGCGTGCCCTGTTCATCAGAAGGGCACCTCGTCGTCGACCATCACCGCGGCGCCGTCGCCGTCGTACTCGTCAAACTCCTCGCGGGCAGCGCGGCGGCCGTCGAGGCGTTCACCGTCCGTGCGGCAGATCTGCAAGTTGTTCAAGGCGAAACTCACGCCGCGATTGCCCTGCGTGTCGTAAGGGAAGGCGGTCACCGTCGCGCGGGCCATCTGCCCGGGCCAGATGTCCTCTGGAACCATGATCTCGTTACGGCGGGCGTCGATCAGGCCCGGCTTGGACTTTGTCCAGGGGCTGATGTAGATGCCGCCGGGGATGTCGTAGCCCTTGTAGGGTTTCTCCGAACACGGGCGGAACGGCGAGCGCAGAGTGTTCAAAAAGGCTTTGTCCTGGGCCTTGCTGGCGCCCCATTTCCCCTCGATGGTCTCGCGCACGGCCACGCGCAGAGCGGCGAACTTGGGGTCACGCTGCGCGGCCTGGTCGAACAACAGCGAGCACTGATAGCTCGGCTCGCCGCCAGGACCGCGGGGCCGCGGCGTGAACAGGACGGGGAAGGACAGGATGCCGATCGGCGTCTGGAGGCTTGCGGCCATAGGTCAGATCTCCTTCTCAGGTTGGGGTTGGCGCTGCAGTAGCGGCACGCTTGCCTTCATCAGCGAGTGCGCCAGCTGCAGGGTCTCTACGGGCGTCATTTCCTTGACGAGCTTTGCGTCCCCGCCCCACAGGGTCAGGTACACCAGGGACCCGTCACACCCGACACCTGCGACGATCATCGTGCGGTCTCGCGGGGCAGGACAAAGTCGATGATGTGCTTCAGCTCGACGATCATTTCCTGGATCTCGTCGTACAGCTCGTCCCGCGTAAAATCGGGCGTTTCCCGGACAAGCTCCAGCCGGCGCAGCAGCTGGTCGAGTTCACGGTGTGGGGCAGGCTTAGACTTCATCATCGAACTCCTCGACTGCGTCAGGACCAGCACGGCCCAGCTTGACGCCGGTGGACCGGGCCTCGATGAGCGGGATCGCGACCCGGTCCCAGATACGGCGGCCCTTCGACGTTTTGTGCAGCGTCTTCTCCATCTGAGCCGGCGAGCGCACCCGGTGTTCCCAAACCTCGGTAAACTCGGCACCGGCATTTTCTAGGGTCCGTGCGATCTCAACGTCAGTGTCGAGCCACTTGCGAGCGGGACGAGTGGGGACCAATCCCCAGCCTGGGATGCGGACCTGATGCTGCAGCTGGTCGAGAGCGAACTCGCGCACCCGGTCGATCCACAGCTGCGCACGCTCGGCCGTGTTAAGGGCGTCGGCTATCTCGGCAGGGTCGTCCGGAATGTCGTCAAACTCGCGCTTCGCCATCGCGACGGCGTCCTCTTGGAGGCGGGGACAGGCGTGCGCCACGGGACAAAAGCGGCACCAGGCCCCGGGGTTGAAGGGCGCATCGGGCTTGGCGCAGGCCTCGACCCCAGGGACCAGCACGTCGTCCACCCACATCAGGACATCGACCAGACTGGTCTCCCAGGACCGGATCGCGGCCACCCCCGCGGCGCGCGGCTGAACGATCGTCAGCTTGATCGTGCGCGGCCAGTCCTTCTGCGACTGAGGCAGTTGGGCGATGGCCCCGGCGGCATAAAACAGGAGCTGCGGGTTGTTCTTGGGTGACACCAGGACCCCAGAGCCGTGCTTGTAGTCCACGATCTCCAAGGTCTCGGTGAACCAGGAGAACACCGCGGCGTCGACCGTGCCGAACACCGGGACCGGCGGCGCCGCAGGGAAGTAGTCTGCCAGGTCCACGCGGAACTCGACCTTGGCCCAGTCGGCGCCATCGGCGATGTCGCGCAGATAGGCCAGCATCGCGTTGACGCCGTCGAGCAGGTCCTCGTCGACGGTCCCGGTGTGGCCGTCGAAGAACCACGGCCGGCCGATCTCGTCCGGGGAGATGTCTTGGGGCAGCACACCCCGGGCGAGCGCGTCGGCCGCAGCGTTCTCGATGTACGAGTGCGCCAGGCTCCCGGTCGCCGCATAAATCGAGGACGGTCGGGCAGGGTGCTGCTGGCTAAGCCGGAAGGACCCCGGACAGGCCAGCCAGCGCGAGGCGCCAGAAGCCCCCAGGAGCGAGTGGCCCGGGGTACTCACGTGAGAGCCTCGCAGCTGGCAATCAGCGCGCCCCACAGCAGAACGCCCAGACCGACCCAGACCAGCATGTGCCAGCCTAAGATCACTGACGGATGCCCACGCTTTGCGCGAGCTTCATCACGCGAGCGTAGAGGGCGTGACCCTCAGCGACCGGGATGTCGTAGAACTTCGCGATCTTGAGTTCCTTCTGGAGGCTCTTCACCGCGGCGACGTGTCCGGCGGAGTAGGCCTCGCGCACCAGGGCAAGCGCCGCGTCATGGGCCTCGCCGGGGGACATCGAGGCCGCGGGCGGGGACAAGCCCATGTCCTCGTCCTGGTCCCCGGCCTGGTCCTCGCCGTTTGGTCCCAGAACCTGCTCGACCGGGCCGTTATCCTTGGCGGCTTTGGCGGCGCGCGCAGCCGCGGCGGACTTCTGGCGGTTGGCCTTGGCGATGTCGGCGCTGGGGGTAGGGTCACCCGCCGGCAGCGTCGGCGTCGGAGAAACCTGGACCAGCTGGGCCTGCTGCGCGGTTGCCAGCAGCTGGTAGATGCGCGCCGCGGTCGGTTGATCCGTGTCGAAGGTGAGGGTCACTTGCATGGAAATCTCCTTGTAGGGTTGCGATCTCGGCGGCCTTCCGCCGAAACACCTTCATGATGCGTTCGTCGAGGCTGTCAGGCATGTAGAGGAAGCTCGCCAGGACCATGTCGCGCTGTCCCAGCCGGTGGGCGCGGCAGATCGCCTGGACGTTCTCGCCCGGGACCCAGGACGGCTCGACGATGGCAACCTCGGAGGCTGCGGTCAGCGTGATCGCCGTGCCGGCAGCTTGGATCTGGCCGATAAAGAGGCGGGTCTTGAGGTCCTGCTGAAAAGCGTCGACAGCCTGGGCGCGCTCGCGGCCGGGGGTGTCGCCGGTGACCACCACCGGGTTGAACTCCGCGAGACCGCGGCGCAGGCGCGCGATCACCTCGCGGTGCCAGGCAAAGAGGAGGAGCTTATTTGTCGAGGCGAGGCGCTCGCGGACCCATGCGATCGTCGGGAGGACCTTCATCTCGCCCAGCTCGCGCCGCATCGTCGCGAGGACGGCGTCGGGGACGCCACGCATGACGCGATCAAACAGTTGATCCTCGTTGTCAAAGTCCGCGAAAAACTGCGGGACAGGGGTATCCAGAGGGATGTCCTGGAGGACCAGCGGCGGCAGCTCGGGAAGGACCTGCGCCTTGCGGCGGCGCAAGACCACGTCGCGCAGACGCTCGCGCAGCACAGCCTGGCGCTTCGAGCCGGTGATCTGGCGCCCGAAGACGGTATTTTTGTAAACGCAGAAACGGTCCTCGAACTCGGCCTGGGTCAGCGGTCGCCCGGTGGACGAGCCGGTCAGGGACCAGGGCCAGAACGTCGAGGCGTGAGACCAGATCTCGCCGGCGTGGTTGGGGGTCGGCGTCCCGGTCAAGAGGATGACCCGCTCGGCTTGCGCCTGGAGGCCTTCGTCGCCAAAGCGGCCGCGGGTGCCATAGATCGCCTTGGTGCGATTGCTCGTCGGGGTCTTGAGGTAGTGGGCCTCGTCGCAAATCAAGAGATCCCACTGGATCAGCCGCAACCACCGCGCGAAGACGCTTTTAAGGTTCGACAGCGCGTCGTAGCTGACGATCAGGATGATCGGCGCCAGGCTGGAAACCCAGCGCGGCTTGTCGGGACCAGGACTGGTCCCCGGCTCATGCAGGACCACCAGCGGGGACCAGCCCGGGACCCAGCGTTGGATCTCGGCCTGCCACACACGACGGGCACCGGCCGGGCAGATAATCAAGATCCGCTCGGCCCCGAGACGCTCGGCGGCCATCAAGGCCTGAATTGTCTTGCCGAGGCCTGCGTCGTCTGCCAGCAACACAGCCCGGTGTTGTTTGGTCAGCCGGTCATGTATCCAGCCAACACCCTTTTTCTGGTAGTCGCGCAGAGGCGCTGCAGGCATACGGCTCCCCTAACACAAGCTGTGTTATCCCACGGGGAAAGAACACAAATCTTGGTTAACGAGGAGCTATTAGAAAGGGTGGTTTGTTGGCCTGTCAAGCGCAAAAAGACAACACAACAAAAACAGACAGATAGGGCTTCACGCCTTCCCAGGTGTTGGTTCGGGCTGGCCCTCGAAGCGGGTAATCATCTCTTTCATCAGGACGACAATGTCCTTCCGATCAGCGCCGTTGCTGATATAATTGCAGCGGGCCTGTCCGCCGGGGGCGACCTCCTCGAAAGGGAACACCATCAGGACAAACCCGGTCTTACGCCCTGGACCACCGACCTTGCCGTTAAACAACTCGTCAAGCGTCTGCGCGATCGCCACCATCTTTTCGTGGTACTCGGCCTCGACCGGCGCGTCACCCAGGCGCTCATGGGGTCGCTGGCTCTCGAACTGCTTTCGCCGTTTGCTCTCACCCATCAGGGGCCTCCTTCGCTCCAAACAACGCCAGCAAGGCCGCCTCCGCCCGGCCATCGTCGCGAACCCGCATAAAGCTGGCTGCGTTGGCGGGGAACATGCGGGCCGCGATGAGGCGAGCTTCGTTTTTGTCACTGCTCAGCCGGAAGCTCCGCTTCCATTCCTGCGGCGTGACGAGGCTGGTCCTGACCCCGAGACCGGCGAGGACGCCGCGGATCAGACCATAGGCCAAGCCAAAGCTGAAACAACTCGTGCCGCCCTGCTTGGGCAAGGAATGCACCCGCTCGATCCAGGCGCAGTCCGGCTCGTAAGTCCGTAAAATGTCCGCCAGCCAGAACTCGCCGATCTGCCGGCGATCGGCCTTGCCGACCCTGGTTGACACAACAGGCATGTCGCAGACCGTCAAGGCCAGCAAATCTGTGTCGTACAACGCCAGCGCGCCGCCAGCGCCAGGGTCAACGCCGAGGACGCGCATTTCCGCGAATGCGCAAGCCAAGCGGGTCGTCGTCATGCAGGAATTCATGACACTGGTGCCCCTGCCGCTCCCCACAATAAAGGACAGCGCCGAGCCATTTGCTGGGTATCGCCTTGCGGCGAAGCCACATCTGGAGGTTGTTGTAAGTCAAGCCGTGATCGGGCTGGTGTATGTCCAGACACGTCAGCAAGCCGCGGGGGCCGCCCATCACCTCAAACACACGTTCCACGTCGATCGTATACACGTTCTTGTCTCCCCTGGGGGTAGGTCAGACCCCTTTAGGATACCCTTGGTGGCACGGTAACACAAGTTAACGCAATGGGTGGTGATCCCCACATTTTGTGATGGCTGAGTTGCATGCCTTCTTAGCCATTGGCTCAACAGGTTGTGGATAAGAGGCGAGGTTTAGGCCCTTAGACCACACCTAATAGTTTATCAGGGTTTCACCCGAGTAAGACACGAGTCGGGTCAAACAGCCCCCACAAAATGCCACAAACTGGTTAAAACCGCCAAGCTGTAGGCCTAGCCAACACAAGTTGTTGTGTTTGGACTAGAAAACGATTACATTTTGTGTTCTCCACATCCTGTGGATAACCCGTGGGATAACATCCTCAACCAGCGAGTACTGACAAATGACCGGCGCAGACGACGTGACAGAAGGTGAACAGAAAACGCTTGCAACCCCCCGCGTCCTGAAAAAAGATAGCCCTGACAAACAATCTGTTGAACAGGGCCGGACGCATGTACGCTCCCCCACAAGACACATCCCGACACGACACGTGTATGCCGCAGGTTACGCGACCGGGGGCGGCAAAACCGATATGCGGGCCGAGTACAAACCCTTCGCCGATGCGTTGAGGGCCACCATGACCCGGCAAGGCCTGAACGCATCCGAGGTGGCCCGCCGGATCTGGGGGACCACCAAGGACAAGCGCGGCTACGACGTAGCCCGCAACCGGGACCGCATCGGGGCCTATCTGGCGGGGACGAGCTACCCCGAGCCGGAGAACTTGGAAAAGCTGGCCGCCGCCTTAAACATCCCCGTCGAGGAACTGGCGATCGAGCGGGAGAACCCGGGACCGGCAAAACCCCGCCCGCCGGCAAGCGACCTGCAGGTGAACCAGATCCCGGGCGAGCCGGGAAAGATGCATCTGCGGGTGGACCGGCCGCTCAGCTGGCGGCTTGTCATGCAGATCGTCAAGATGATTAAGGACGAAGAAATGGCTGAGCTGGACCGGCAACTGGCCGAGCAAGAGCAGCTAGGCGAGATCGTCGGCGGCTCCGACATCGAAAATGCCGCCAACAACGCGGGAACCTCTTGAGATACCTGACCCAACCCGAAGTCGCCGCGGTCCTACGCTGCACGGTCAGCAAAGTCGCCCGGCTACGTCGCAACGCCGGGCTGCCCTGGCTCCCAGGCCGGCCCGTCCTGATCCCCGAAGAAGGATTTAACAGATGGCTCTCGGAGCAAACCGTATCGACATCGGGCCGTATCGCAACATCCGGCTCAAGGCCAACAAGCAAGGCTACTGGGAAGTCTGGTGGACGGACGCGCGGGGCGGGTATGTCACCAAACGCGAGAGCAGCCGCGAGCAGGTCCGCGCGGCGGCTGAGCAGTATCTCAGGACGTTCTGTGACAACGTCCGGGACCAAACCCAGCAGATAGCCGCCGCGGCGCAGCCCAACCAGCCGACCGTCGACGAACTCTGCCAAGGCTGGCTGGACCAGCTCGAAGCCGACAAGGCCTACAGCAAGGCCAGGACAGGGCGGTATAATCTGGTGGCGATCCGCCGCGAGCTGGGGGCCATGACGCTCGATCAGCTAACAGACGGGACCCTGTTGCGGACTTATCGCCGCCAGCGCGGCGTGTCCGACGCCACGATACTCCGCGAGATCGGCGGCCTGCGGGCGGTGTGCCTGTGGGCCGGGCGCCAGCGCCCGCGCCTCATAGACCTCAACGACCTGCCGGTGTTCAAGGAGCTGCTGCCGGACAAAGGGCCGCCGCGGGATTTGTTTTTGGACCAGGGACAGGACGCGATGTTCTTTGCCGCGGCGCAGGACTGGGGCCGGGACCACCCGCCCGAGGGCTGGAGGATCGGGGTGTTTGTGGCGCTAGGCCTGGATACCTCGGCCCGCCGCGGCGCGATCTGCGATCTGACCTGGGACCGCGTCAACCTTCACAACGGGCTTATCAACTATCAAAACCCCCGCCGCGCCGTGACCATAAAAAGGCGCGTCAAAGGTGTGCCTATTTCAGACCGCCTGCTGCCGGTGCTCAAAGAGGCATGGCTGCTGGCGCCCAAGGTGGCGGGACAAGCCGTAGGACCCGTCCTCGGGATCACCGACCCAGCCAAGGCGGCGCGCTGGATCGCTCGCGAGTTCCCCAGATTTGCTGCCGGTGTGGGCATGCCGTGGGTCACGCCCCACGTGTTAAGGCACACCTACGCCAGCCTTGCCGCGATGGCGGGCCAGCCGATGCAGGACATCGCTCACGTCATGGGCGACGACATCAAGACGGTCATGGACAACTACGCCCACCTAGCGCCGGGGCATCTGGTTGCTGCGGTCAACTTTCGCAACAAGTGAGGCGCGATGAGTGACGACCTGACGGAGCGGGCGCGCGTGGCCTATGAAACGGCCAACGCTCTCCTCGGAGGCGGCGTCTCTTGGGAAGAGCAGTCTGAGGTATACCGGGACGCATGGCGCGCTGCGATTGCCGCGAGTTCGCCAGACTATTCAGCCGACCTGCCGCAGCGACTTCGCCCGCCCCACAGGAGGCCCGCGATGCGTCTTAGGCGTGCCCTCGTGGTCTACTGCGAAATGTGGAAGCGTCAGTGGCGTGACCCAAATGCCGAGGCGCGACTGACACGCTTCCAGCGAGCCAGGCGAGGGCACCGGATTGGCAAAGCCGCCGCGCTTCTCATTATGGGACCGCCTTACAGACGCTGGTGGATATGGTTCCCATAGGACGCCCCCTAAATGAGTGACGACCTGACGCTTAAAAAAAAGCGCCGATCCTGAGACCGGCGCTTTTCTCTTTTGTTCGCGCGACACGACGCGAGCCTTAAATCGCGGGGCAGGACACCACTCTCACCCCGCGAAGGGGTGGGCGCCCCGCCCAGGGTAAAGCGGGGTCCCGGAAGACCATATGGCAAATCTTTGCTAACACCGCAAGCCTTTAGTGAAATGCCCTAGACCCCCGCCCGGAGCCGGCGCAGGCTGTGTCTTGCGGTTGTCATGAAACGACACCCGCGCGACACCACCCACAGGGGTCTCCTCCAATGCTGCACAGTCAAGTCGTCCCGTTTCCGACAAGCAACGAGCGGTTTTTACGCGCCGTGTTCGGAGACCAGTCATGGCGACTGGCCTTGATCGCCGGCTTTGTGGGCGATCCGGAGAACCCCACCCAGGCCGACTGGACCGCGCATCCCGCCGCCAAGCTGCCCGAGGCTGCGCTGCAGCGGCAGATGAACACGTATTTTTGTCCCTCTCTGGTCCGCGGCACTCGCCGCGTGGTGGACCAGTTCGTGTCCCTCCACGTCATCGTCGTCGACGATTACGGGACCAAGGTATTTCCGGGCCTGCCTGAGAAATTTCTCGGCCGGCCGGCGAGCTACATCGCGGAAACCTCGCCAGGCAACTTTCAGGCGGGCTGGTACACCGAGCCGCTGACCGATCTGGCCTGGGTCAAGGGCATGCTCCGGCAGCTGCGCAAGGCGCTGGGCGCCGGGGACAACCTCACAGACCCGGTGGCCTGGCGCCGCCTGCCGGTCGGGGTCAACGGTAAAGCAAAATACCGGGGCATCATGGGGGCACCGTGGCAGGTCCTCGTCACCAGCACGACAAACCCGACCCGGATCACAGAGGCCGACTGGCCGGCGATCGAGGCCAACATCGGGACCATCGTGCCGGTCTCGTCCCGCCTGACCGGGACCGGGACCATGCCCGACCCGGGCGACATCGAGGCCGATCCGATCGTCCAGGCCCTGCGCCTCTTAGGCCGCATCCAGGGAAATTTACGTGCGACGACGATGGGCTGGGGGTTCGACATCGAGTGCCCGTGGTCCCAGGACCACACCACCCGCCTCCAGGAAGGCGCGGTTTATGTGCCCGTGCAAGCCAGGTTCCGTTGTCTCCACGGGCACTGCCAGGACCGCACCGTGGCGGACCTGCGCGAGAAGCTCAACGAGCTGGTGCGCGACGAGACCGGCGGGCTGTTCTCGCTGCCCTACTGGGAGTTCGACGATGTTTTCGACACTGTCGAGACTGTCGATGCCGAGGTAAAACCCAGCCGCCCTTTAAGCGCCTATGAGATGACCGAGGCCGGGGCGGCGCGGGCCTTCGTCGACCGGCACAAAGGCCAATTGCGGTTCGACCACGCCCGCGGCAGCTGGTTTTGCTGGGTCGGGGATTTTTGGCGCGAAGACAAGGTGCAACAAGCTCTCTGGTGGGCGCTGAAGCTGGCTCACGAGTTCGGCAACGCGATGCCGGACGCGACACCTGCACAGCTGCGCACAATCGGGAAGGTTGCCTTTGCCCAGGCCATCGAGCGGGCAGCTCGTGCGGACAAGCAGCTGGCGATGGACGGCTTGTCCTGGGACAAGAACGCGAACCTTGCGGGAGCGCCGGGCTGTGAAGTCGACCTGGTCACCGGGGAAATCCTCAAACCCGAGCCGGCGCACCTGGTCAGCCGACAGCTCCTTGTCGCGCCGAGCGGCATGAAGACGCCGATCTGGGACCAGTTCCTCTGGGACAGCACGGGGGGCGATCCCGAGCTGATAACTTTTTTGCAGGCGTGGTCCGGGTACTGCCTGACCGGCGACATCTCCGAAGAGAAGCTCGTCTTTCTTTATGGCCCCGGGGGCAACGGCAAGGGCGTCTTCCTGCTGACCCGCGACACGATCCTCAACGATTACGCGGCGCGTGTGCCGGCCGATATGTTCATGGTCCGCAAGTTTGACGCCCACCCCGAGGAAGTCGCCCGCCTCGCCGGTATCCGCTCGATCACTGCCAGCGAAATCGAGGAGGGCCGCACCTTTAACGCGGGGCGCCTGAAAGACTTTACCGGGCGCGACGGCAAGCTCACCGGGCGCTTTATGCGCCAGAACACGTTTCAGTTCACACCGGGGTTCAAGGTCACCTTGGTTGGGAACAACCAACCTCGGATAACCAACGTGGACGACGCCATGCGCCGCCGGATCGTGCTGGTCCCGCTCACGCAGAGGCCGGCGGTTCCGGATCTTACGCTCAAAGACCGCTTAAAAGTCGAGTACCCGGGGATCTTGCGCTGGATGATCGAGGGGGAAAACCTCCGTAGGACGATGGGCGGGTTGGCCGCGCTAGTCCCGGCTAGTGCAACCAACGCCACCGGGGCTTACCTGGCGGACCAGGACACGCTTGGTGGATGGGCCGCAGAGCGTTGTGTGTTTGGTCCCGGGCACCAGACGGCGGTCGCCAAGGCGTTCGAGGATTACAGGTCCTGGTGTCACGACCAGGGGCATTTTACCGAGGTCGGGATACAGGACTTTAGTCGCAAATTTGTGGAGAAATTCCCGGACTGTCGGAAAACTCGTGAGACCCAAGGAAATTTTCTGGTCGGCACCAGTATTTCGGCCCAACAAGATGTGTAAAATGTAGGCCTATGTAGACCTCAAAGTATATACGCATAGGATCGATAATATGCATATTAAAAAATACCTAGAGGGGATACTCCGAGGTCTACATAGGCCTACATTGACACAAAATGACACAAAACACAAAAAAGGAGGAACACAAAATGCAACACTATTTGTTGACGGTTGACGTTGTCCCGCAACGAGTTCGGGCACACAGCTATCTGACGTGTCCTGACGACACTCTTGGCGTGGACGTTCTCGGCGCAGCGACCGAGAAGCTGCTCGATGTCGCGGAGGGGATCGCCCGTGAGCTGGGCACTCGTTTGTTGCCCATCATCCTGTCGACACGGCTGACGGGCGGCGAAAAAGTGGTGCGCGAGATTGTCCGCCGAGAAGTCCCGGGGGCAAGAGACAAGCTCCGCAAGCCGAAGAAAGATGCGGTCTACCGGATGATGTGGGTCTGGGACACTCGGGACAACCCAGACGACGCCCGGCTGATGGCGCTGCATTAAAACCGCCGTAGGACGATGCCAAAACCGCCGTAGGACGAAATGGACGACGATCTGGTCATGCTGGGTGACTGCCCGCCGGGGCTGTTCCTGTTCAACGGAAGCTTGGGTTTCAAATCCGAGTACAAGACGGAAAGCCTCTCACGCCCAGGCGTCTGGCAGTCGGACGCCTACGTAGTCGAGAGCGGGGAGTATTTCTGGGGCGGTGTCTCTGACCCGGAAGCGCGCGAAAGGCTGATGGTTGAGCCGGTAGACTGGACGATGAAAACCGCCGTAGGATGATGGGGTCCGGAGGCTGCAGCGTGTGACCGAAAAAAGGGGCGGCCCAGGCGGGCCGCCCCTTTCTTGTCAGGCGATCGGCGATCGCCGCCGTCGCGCCGCGATAATGCGCCTACATCGGGCGCAACGCCACGGCCGCGGCGTGGCCGGCGCCGTGGCCCAGCTGGGCCGCCATAGACGGCCCAGGCGCGCGGCGATCAAGCCGCACGCCGTGAGCGATAGCCCGTCACGCGCCAAGTGAACGCGGCGGAACCCGGTCATGGCCGGCGCCAAAATGCTTGGCCTGCGAGGGCCAGCGATATGACGAGCAGAACAAGGCCCAGTGCCGGAAAGCCGATAATGGCGACTAATCCAGCGTTGAGAAAAGTGGCGATTGAGGCACCGTACAGGAAACCGTAAGTTTCGGCTTCACTATCGGAGCGAGGGCGGCGAAAGGGTTTCATGGTTCGGTGTCCTTGTGTCAGGCCGGCACGATCGGTAGCCTAAAGGCCCGCCACCATCACGTGAGCGGGCCGAAAGAGCGCGGCGGAGGGCCGCTGGGTGAGGGGAAAGGGGTTGGCGGCTACCCCACTGGCCGCCAACCCCTAAATCGCGCCAGCGGCCACCGGAGGGCCGCTAGCGTCGATTTCGGGTTTTTCAGTCAGCCTCCCGCGGGTTGGCGTCTTCCAGCATCGACACCAGCACCCCCAGGCCGGTCGCGGCCAGCTGGCTCAGATCAGTCACGTTGACGGAGTACCGGGCTGGGAACGCCTTGGTGACACTGGCGCAAGCCATGCCGATGCCCACGGTCTCGACACCCATCCCGGCCGCCAGCCGGCATGCGACGGTAACCGCCTTGCCCTTATAGTCGCACTCGCCGTCGGTGAGGACCATCATGATGCGGCGCGATGCCGGCACGTCACAGAGCAACCGGGCGCCTTCCAGGATGGCCGGGGACAGCGGCGTGTACTGGTCCGCGGGGATGATCGCCAGCTGGGCCGCGCGAGAGGCAACGGGCGCGCCCCAGCTTTTTACGATGCTGACAAGGGCGCCCGCTGCGGAGCCGGTATGGAAACACGCGATCGCCACCTTGGCGTTGGCGTCCTCCGCGGCCCGTGCGATATGCCATGCCGTCGCGCGCGCCAGCATCATGCGGGTTGCGCCGGGGATCGCGTTCTCCGTCATCGATGAGGAGCCATCGATCAAAATCAACAGCGCGGTATCGATGCCCGGGCTATCGTCGCGCCGCGAGTAAACATCGGTTGCGCCTGTCCGCATGCGGACCAGCGCGCGGCGGTCCAGGCGCCCGGTGTTTTCGTGATGCGTGACGCGGCGTTTTTCGTCCGACACAAGCAACCGAGAAATCTGGCCGTGCAACACGCTGTTGTTTGGCATTAGCTCGCTCAGGCCTTTCGCCGCGCTCTGTTGCGCTACCGCGCCAGCGCGGCCGGCCGTGAACGGCTCAAAGCTTTCGACTATGTTGCGCACGGTTGACAGGCGATGGTCGCTGTTCTTGTTGATGTACTCGTCAAGGTCCGCGATGCCGGCGCGCCCCGCGATTTTCTCGATTGTTTCAGACAGGTCCGCATCGGTCGGGATACCGCGGGTTTTCTTGCCGCCTTTCTTGCCGCCTTCCTGGCCTTCCTGGCCTTCCTGGCCCTCCTGGCCTTCCTGGCCCTCCTGGCCGTCCTGGCCGTCCTGGCCGTCCTGGCCGTCCTGGCCTTGTTGTTGGCCGGGCTGGGTTGGCGGTGCCAGCGGCCGGCCTTCCAGCGTGACGAGTTCCTCGGCAAGGCGCCGCACGTCATCGGTGTTGTCGCAGTCACGCACGCCGGCCAAGGCGCGGTCTATCACTCGCGTTACGGCCGGGGACAAGGCGCTCGGCAAACCGGCCGCGGCGGGGATCGCGTAGCCGTTGCAGCATCGCCCCAAAATCGCGGCGATGTACGGTGCGTCGGCGATCCTGGCGCCGATTACGACGCCGCCCGCCTTGGCGCCGCAAACCGCTTCGTAGTGCAGATGGTTGGCCATGTTGCTTAACAGGCTGCGCAGCGCGGGGAAATGGCCGGCCGCGATCTCAGTCTGTTCGATGCGCACGTCCTCCAGGGCATTGGTCCAGTCGCGGACGCGCGTGCCGGCCTTGACCGCGATATCCCAGGCGGCTTTGTCGGAGTGCAACACGTGGCAGCATTCATGGGCAATGAACGCTACCAGCCTATCCGCTTCGGCGCGCGTTAATAGCGCGTCGGGCGGCAAGGTCGGCATGTTGAGCGTGACGGTGTTGCGGATCGCGTCCCAGTCTACGGACGCGGTCCGGCCGCCCTCGGTTGTGATGGTCACGTACCAAGTGCGGCCGCCCGTGCGGAGGTTTAGGATTTTCGTCGCGGTTTCGCTCGCCGCGGCGACTACATCGATATAGCGAGGCATGGTTTGTGGTGTCCTTCAAACAGCGGTAAATTCGCTGGCCGCGTGCCGGCCGGCAAGGGTTGGGTTGGCGATCGTAGGATCGACAACAACGGGCGCCGCGGGCGCGGCCGGGTTGAGTGCCTTGGCAACGGCGGCCCGGTCGTAAGCCAACAGGCACTGTTCGCGGAGGGCCTCTACGTCTTGTTCGGGCGCACAGTTCAACACGGCGGCTTGAAAGGCGGCCTCTGCGTCGATACCGTCGACCAACAGTTGCGCCCAGGGCAACAGGCGGCGGAGTCCGATACCGTGCGAGAGGCTTTGATCTGCGGCCGCAGCCCTGGTCACGGTCGCGGCCGAAACCAGCAAACGCGCCAGATCAACAGGGCAGCCCGTGTACGCGACGATCACGTCCGCTTCCTTCGCTGGTGCCATGTAGTCGATTGCGATACGGACGGCCCAGCGATCCAAAAACGCGGCGTTTAGACGGTTTGTGTCGGTATAGCCGCGCCGCGCTCCGCCGCCCGTGCCGTTTGTGTTGTCTGTGGTGAGGAACAACACCCCAGGCGCCACCTTCACGCGCCGGCCGGTTTCGGCGATGAACAACTCGCGATACTGCAGGACGTTTTGCATGACGAACAACGCGCCAGGGCGCGCAACGCTCGGCTCATCTAGGCACACAACGCAACCGGGCGTCTGGATTGCCCTGGTCAGCTGGCCGTCCTGCCATGCAACGCCGCCGTCCGCGGCCGGCACCGTCACGCCTACGAGAACGGCCGCCTCGGTGCCGTTGTCGCAGGAGATCAATGCGAACGGCCGGCCAGTGCGTGCGGCCAGCTGTTGTGCCCATTCGGTTTTTCCCGTGCCGGCCGGCCCGTAGAACATCACGTTGTTGCCGCGGTGCAGCTGGGTCAGCGCGATTGCCGTGGCCGGCTGCGGCCACACATAGCGGTCGTTCACGCGCGGCGTATCAGGATGCGAACCGTCCCAAAGCGTTGTCTCTTGCTTGCCCAGGTCGCCGGTGACGCCAAACAGCTTGCGCCACGTGGCGGTTTGTCCCGTCTGGCGCGCCACGTGAACGTGACCAGGGACCACAGACGCGGCCGGGATTTCCCGGACGATTTCCACGGCCGGCTTGCGGGCCTCGGTGACCAGTTCGCGCAAACGATCGTCTAACGCGCTGAAACCGCCTTGCACGATTAGGCTGCGGATCGTCTGGACCTCAGCCTCGATTGCGTCGGGCGCGTCTGGCGCCGCGGGCGCGTCGTTATCATCGTCTGAGGCTGAGGTAGCAACCGCCATGCGTTCCGGCGACAACAAAGCTTCAGTGGTTATCATGTTTGTTATCGTCGCGCTGTTGCTTGCGGCCGTGGCGAGCGCGTCCGCGGTGATTTTGGCTGGGTCTAACCCGTAACCGGCCAGGACGATATGCAGGTCCGCGAGCGATAAATCGTTCACCCGCCGGCCGTGCATAAGATCGACGCCCTGCCGCGTGATTGCATGTCGGAGTGCGGCGCGTAACGCGCCCCGCACGATTTGGGATGGGTAAGCCATTGATTTGGTGTCCTTTTTCCTGGTGTAGGCTCTGTGGTGTCATGTCGCTTGGTCTTTCGACCGCAGGACAAGTACCATAGCGCGCCCAACTAGGACAACACAAAATGCAACGTGCCACTCAGATTGGCGAGGTTAAGCGGATTGGCGGCTGGCGTGGCTCGCCTAACAGCATCGCCGGCTTGATGCGATCGCAGGTTCGCTACGCGGAGCAACGCAAGTGCAAGCGGTGCCGGCGGATTGCCGTTCGCGGCCAGGATCACTGTGTTGGGCACCTGGGCCGCTGGTCCCCGTTGTCCCAGGCGGCCGGCCGCGGCGAGAGCCGCATGCTGGCGCGCCTAGAACGTGCCGGCTTGCTTCCCCTGGATTTGATCGCGCTGCCTGTCTGGCGCGGCTTGATGGGCTTGCCGACATCCCAGCGGGCGCCCATGCGGCTGGCGCTCATCCAGGCCTGGGATAAGAGGCACGTGGCGCCCCTCCGTTGGGCCGCAGTGCAACGGCAGGCGTTCGATCTGGCAAGCCAGCCCGGCCGGCGCCGGCCAACCGCGGCGTATTATGAAAACCGCTAAGCGGCGATCGCGGGGACCACGGCGGACCAGCCGGGGACCAGTGGGGGACCAGCGGGGACAAGCGTTTGTTGTCCAGGACAAGGCTGCCAAGGTCGTTGAGAACAGCACAGAACGTGTAAGTTATGCCCCGCTCGCGTTCCAGCTTCGTTCCATCTTGGATGACCCCGAAACTCCAGCCGCAGCGCGGGTTAACGCGGCTCGAACCCTTGCCGAGATAGCCGGCGCGATCGGCCGGCACGCGCCGGCGCCGGAGCGTGGCGCCCAGGCGCCCTTGTCCCTGTTGTCCCGGGCGGAGCTTGTCTCGGAGCTAGACCGCCTTCGCACACTCCTGGACCTGGGCCTCGTGCGCTAAGCCTTTGTCCCGGCTCGCCTTGGCCTTCCCTACTCAAGGGAGTTCGGGCGCTCCGCCTTGTCCCAGGACCACAGGCCTTCCGGGCTTCCGCCACCCCCCGGGGGTGCCCGCCCGACCGCCGCGAACCCATGACTGACCCCATCACCAAATTCACCAGTTTTTATCTTTTGGGGTCCCCGGGCGCCCCAGCAACAAAGCCTACAACGAGTTTTAAGACCTCCCCGCCCCGCCATATCGCCGCGGTCGCGCATCTGCGCCCTAAACCCTCTCGGGGCGGGGATTTTCTGTGTGGCGCGGCCACCCTAGGGTGGCCGAGGCGGAGAGCCGTTCCTGGTTTATCCCGGCTTCTTCGAGCGGCCGGGGGTGTCGGATTTCCCGCCAACGGGGCCTAAAGTGCGTTTTCTTTGCGTTTTTGTCCTTCCCGTGTAGTGTGCGGCCTTTCATAGGGGGACACAAGCCGCAAAATGCCCTCCACCGCCCGCAAAAACCCTCCGCTCACGACCCGTGTGGGGTCTCCCCGCGCCGCCCAGCCCTCCGCGCCGGCCCGGCAGTTCTCTTTTACCGGCTTTCAGACCAGCAACCCGACCGCGCCGCCGCCCGGGGACAAGCTCGATGGCGAGTACGACCGGACCAACGCGGCGGTCGGCAACACCCAGAGCTGGGTCGCGACCAGCCTGAACACCGACGGGTCGCTGCGCGCGGCAACCGTGGGCCAAAGCCAGCTGGTGCCGGGGCTTTTCGACTTTATCGCGGCGGATGCGGTGGCCGAGGTGCAGCCCCTGGTCAACCAGGCCACCGCCGCCGCCGGCCAGGCGGTGTCTTCGGCCAGCGCGGCGGCAAACTCGGCCACATCGGCTGCTTCCCAGAACACCGCGGCCCAGGGCGCCGCGGCGACCGCCTCCACTCAGGCCAGCAACGCGACCACTCAGGCCAGTTTGGCCCTGACCCGCGCTAACACGGCCCAGACGGCGGCGACAAACGCCTCGAACGCGGCCAACTCGGCGGACGGGGACGCGGCTTTATGCACCGATTATGGCCTGGTGACCCAGGCCTGGGCCGAGCACATGCCGGACACCATCCCGCCCAACATCCTGGCGGTCATGGGGGTCACCGGGGACCACTGGTCCTCGCGGTGGTGGGCCAACCAGGCCGCCATCGAGGTCGAGAACGCCACTGCCGAGGCGATCTGCGACCTCCAGGCCTACTGGCTGGGGGCCTACGCCAACCCGCCGACCACCAACAGTTGCGGCGAGCCGGTAGCCGCCGGCGCCATGTATTTCAACACGACTTCTTTGGTGACCCAAGTTTACGACGGCGTCACCTGGCACAACCTTACTCAAATGGCGCCGGGTCAGCCCAACGAGTATTTGTACCTGCCGGCGACACCTACGACGGTATTTAGCGGCACCGACTATCACGGAAATGTTTTATCCCTCGATACCGTGAACTCTGAGGTCGGCGTCTACCTCAATGGCGTCAGGCTTCTCAAAGGCATCGACTACTCGATCACCTCAACCGCGGTGACGATGCTTTTGGGGCCGATCACCACGCCCAACACGGTTGAGGTGATCTCGCTGAAGGATGTCACCCATCAGCCGCCGCCGTCCGGGGTCAAGGTCAACACGACGCCCTGGGCGTTTAACGGGATCACCAAGACTTTTCCGCTGGCGACCAGCACCGGGACGACGATCAACCCGCCCGGCTCGGTGGACTGCATCGTGTCCCTCAACGGCGTCATCCAGGAGCCAGGCGGCGATTTCACGACCCGGCCCGGTTTTATCGATTTCATCGTGGCGCCCGAGACCGACGCCGATCGCTGGATGGTCGTGGGGCTGCCTTTAGGGGCGGGCCTCACCCTCGCGGCCGCCGAGGCCGGTCCTCGGGGCCAGCGCGGTCATGTCGGCCGGGCGGGTCCTCCGGGTCCCCGTGGTCCCCGCGCCGGCGACCTGGCGGCCCGGGTCGAGGAGCTGGAGCTGCAGGTCGAGGATTTGGAACAGCAGTTCGAGGTGGTAAACGCCCGGCTGGCTGTGCTGGAGCGGCGGTTATGAGCATCAACTTTCAGCTCGCGCTCGGCAACAACACCCCGACGACGGTCTCCACCGCGCAGGGCCTGATTAGCCTGTCGAGCGCCCAGTTTTTGGACATTGGCGGCGGCACCGCCGGCCAGGTTTTGACCTCGGACGGCGCGGGAAACACTTATTTTGCCGGGGTTTCGGCCTCGGGGACCGACGCGCCCTCTGATGGGTCCGCCTATGGCCGCGTCAACGGCACCTGGGCCAAGGTTTTGCCCCTGACGGGTGGCACGTTGACAGGCCTTTTGACCCTGTCCGGACCGCCCACGAACCCGCTCCACGCCGCCACCAAGGCTTATGTCGACGCGGCGATCGTGCCGGTCTCGGTCGACGGGGTCTCGATCCTCGGCAACGGCACCTCGACGCCCCTGCGTGTCGGGGCGATCGACGCCGGCACCTACTGAGGGGACCTGATTTGGCTCAGACCGTCCAGATCCTACGCACGACGACGACAACCCCGCCGGCGACCCTTCTGCCGGGCGCATTTTCGGCCATTTTGGCACCCACCGCGACAAAGCTCTACATCGGCTCGCCCACGGGTAATCTGCTTCTCCTTTCGTCCGATCCGACCGATATCCCGGTGGTTGGACAGCATTACATCCCGACGAACGGCGGGATTATCAGCGGGACTTCTCCCGGCACGCTGCAGATCAGCCGCAACGTGCCGGTCTTGGCGCCAGTCGGTGTCATATCGGCCTTTTATGTTGTCGGCGGCGATGGCGAGCAGGTTGCGATGGGGATCGACGGGATCGCCGCGATCCCGCGGTTCTACATGCGGCGGGCCAACGGCACCGGCGGTGCGCTCTCGCACCTTAATCTGAACGATACGATCGGCACTCTGGCCTGGGCCGGCTTTGGCGCCGGTTTCGGTGCTGCTACGGCGCAAATTTCGGCGATCGCCTCCGAAAATTGGACGAGCCTGGCGAACGGCACCAACCTGCAGTTCTCCACGACGCCAGGTGGCGCCACTGTCGCCGCAAACAACATGACCTTGGACGGCGGCGGTAATCTCACGATCACCCGCCAGCTCAACGCCGGTAGCGTCCTCGTCACCGGGACCAACCAGGGCTTTATCCAGCTCACCCGCAACGCAGTTCCGACGCCGCTGCCGGTGACGGGGGTCGCCGCAATCTGGGCGGTGGGCAATGACGGCGAACTGCCGTTGCTGGGCGTGGACTCTTTTGGCGCGGGTTCCACCTCGCCGCAAATCATGGTGCGCCGCGCCAACGGCACGGGCGCGGCCCGTACCGCGATCACCCAGGATCAGCAGCTCGGCACCTATAATTTTGGTGGCTACGGCACGACCAGTTTCGGCCCCAACGTCGCCCGCATCATGGCGCTTGCCAGTGAAACATTTACCGACACGGCGCAGGGGACGTTCTTGCAATTCTGGACGACCGCACCGGGCGGCATCGTCCAGAACAATGTCGCGGTTCTCAATCAAGGATTGACGCTTGGAACGCCGGGCCTGCACGCGGCCGACAACGGGCGCGGCAGTCTGATCGCCAACCAGAACGCCGTGTCGCCAATCGTTCCTGCCATTTCTGCCGCTGTCCAGGCCTTGGGCGCGGACAGCGGAAATGTTGTTGTCGAGCTTGTCGGAAGCAACGGGACGCCCGTGGTCATGGGACGGCGCTCGGCGGGGACGCTCGCCGCCCCGGCGGCGACGATCGCTAACACCGGGCTGCTGCAAGTTCAGGTGCGCGGGCGCGGCGCAACGGGCTGGTCCGGTAATCGTGGCTCGTTGG